TTAAAACATGTTGTTAGCCGCTCGCGCCAACTTGATTTCCTCTCGCTCTTCCTGCTTCTTAGCAAGCCAGGCTTTCCCCTCTGGTGTTGCCAGGAATTTACGGGCGTGAATCTTACGGTTGTTGCGCTTAGTGGCTGCTGTATTCGTGGCTTTTGACATGGTATCCCCTCCGCTGAATCTGCCAGCGTTCAACGTACAGCAGAGAGACAGTACAACGAAAGTTACAATGGTGCAGATAATAGATGATCATTACGTGCCGTGTTGGGCACATAAGAAAAGGCGGCGCATAGCGCTACCGCAGGGTGTAATCCCTTCGCAGGGAGGATAAAGCCTTAGCACGTTCTCTTATCAGGTGATCGTTATACTCCGGTGATCGAAACCGTGGCAGAGCCGGATTCTTTCCCGATCCGGTTAGTCTTCCCAACATTACGCCTGTTTATTCTCTGTGACCTTTCACAAGGTGTAGCATCATTGAGCGCCGCACGAAGCGCGGAACGTATCGCTAATGGTTCAAGTGATGTGTTTAGAGAGTCCGGCAACTCTTTCAGCTTCAAGGGATGGCAAAATTTCTAATGCTGTTCGGGCTTGAGCCTGGTAACTACCCGCCAGTACGTTGTACAATCCTTGAGCCGATACAACGCAAAGGCGTTTACCAAGTGTTATCAAGGATGATAATGAAAGATACAATCCTTTAGGTTTTTGACGATAAGTGATTGATTTTCTTAGATGGTGCCGATAATAGGAGTCGAACCTACGACCTTCGCATTACGAATCAGAAGCACCACATTTAACTAACTGTTTTCACAAGCATTGACCGCATTCACACAGCCAATGCTGATGGCACAAACAGAAAGATGATGGATGATGATTTCTGGTGCATGACACAATCATGGCACAACCGTGGCACAAGAAATCACATCACCGGGCAGCCGTCGTCATCGCTTGCACGATTGATGAAGAACGTCACTCTGCCCAACACTTCCACCTCTTCCAGAGCGGTTCCTTCTATTGCCTCGCCATCATACGTGATCAATGACTTACCCATCAGTTTTGCAAACTGCGTGTGGCCGTCGCACAAAATTAACAATACATCTCCTGGCCTTTTTTTCGTGGCTGGCTCAATGACTGCAAACCCAACATCTGTTTCAAGCACCCTGCTTTCGGCCCCTATGTTGCACAGAACGGATGGAGAAAGTTGGCGTTCGACGTAATCGGTAGCAGGTGATGCAAATCCCATCAGAGGACCCTCCCCATGTTTCTCAGGATCCAGTGCCGGTTATCGCTACCGTCTGTCGTCTTGTCAGCGAAGCCAGGCTGGTTCCGCTCTATCCATGCATTGGCGTCGGCTCGGGTGAAGTGCCAGTTAAAACCACGCAACTTTTCTATAAAGCTGTCTGTTCTCAGGTAGCGGTAGCCCTTTGGGTTAAGCTCTATGGCCGCAATAAAGGCGGCCTGAATATCTGAAATTCGGGGCATAATCTGCACTCCCTTTATTACTGTGTTTATATACAGTAGTTTCAAATGGAATGCAGATCAATTTGGGTTCGCCTATTAATTTTTAAGGCTGAATGTCCCCAGGATGCTCTGTCAGTTCAAGAGAAGCTTCGGAAGCTCTTGTTTTCCAGATGCTATCCTCTGGCATATCGAGGCGAACGTCGATCCAGCTGTTGGCCGGAACATCCATAGGAGCCCCTTTTGTTTTGACGATCTCCCCTTCATCGCTCAGCATGTATTTCCGCTTAAAAAGCCGAATCGTCAGCCCACCGCTTTCTGTCTGCTCTGCCTCAACTACACCCAGCTCTCCCATTCCGCCCGGGTCCATTGGAGGGAGGAGCTGCCATCCCTCAGACGCCAGGCCTGCCGAACCAGTGAGCTTGTAAACCCCAATATCGAGGCGGGAAAGGGTTATCCCCTCCGCCTCGGCGTTCGCCGTACCACAGCCGCACCAGGCGAATTCCTGTTCGTCGATGTCAGTGCGCTGACATTCCTTCTGGCTTTTCACAATACGGGCTACAGGCGATGCTGCCTTAAGCGTACCGTCACTGGCTTTGGTGGTATTGCCAGTGGTGTAGAGCTCATTCCACGCCGAGAAGTTATTACCGCTTCGCCCCCGTACCGCAGCTCTTCCTGTTGTCGGCGCAATCTGTAGCATTCCATAAACGCCCTGGTACCTTGACATAACCAGCATTGGGGCAAAATTATCGAAGTACTGAACGCCACCATCACCAGGGCCTCTGTAAATGCCGCTGTACTCGTTATACCTGCCGTCATTACCACCCGGATGAGCTATGTATGTCCCCCATCCAAAATAACCACGAGCCATCAACCCCTCACTCGCGTAATCAGGTGCATACAACGAGTTTCTTGTAGCCGCATCACCCAGTTCCAGATTTTTTCGGGCTCCCGCAGCAGTCGATGCGCCGGTACCGCCCAGGGTCATCGGCACCAGCCCGTTCGGGTCTTTCTGGACCACTGACTGCATGCCCGGAACGGTTACTACCTTGCCGTTGATGGTGATCGTCACGGTGCCGGCTGACTGCATTACGTCAGCGAACCCGCTCATGTAGCGCTGGTACATCGTGAAGGTTTCAGCAATATCCTGCGCCAGACCATCCACGCTCAGACTGTCACTCAGAAGAATGGCAAACCGGGTTCCAGCGGGAACTGTTGGGTTAGCTGCTGGCGTAACGGTAAGAGAGGTTGCGCTTCCAATCGCGGTAATCTGAAAAACCTGCGCCGGACTGGTCAGGGCGATAACAGTGCAGCCGTTACGAATAAGAGAACCAGCAGCAGTGAAGTTTGTGCCGGTACCTGTAAGGGTGTTTCCGCTGATGGCGATAGTGCCAGTGGTATAAATCATGTTTTCTCCAGGCAATAAAAAACCCCGCCGAAGCGAGGTTGATTAAAAAGACAGTTTATTCAGACGTACATATCGGGTAGAACGGGAAGGTTCAGTGGCGTTACCGTGTCATTACCAAAAATTGCATACCGCTCGCGCCCAAGATATTTCCCACCCTGAACTGAAGCACTGCCGTTCTGTATTTTTATTCCGAACATTCTATACACGTACATGCCATTTACTTCGTGAGCCATCAGCCCGAATCTGCCCAGCGGTACATAGCCGCTGCCGATGCTCACGGCATTTTTCGAAGGTGTCCATAGCTGGTTGAGGTAGACGAAAGGCCGCTTTGTCGTTGAAAACGTGCAGGCCCCGGCTGCATTGAAGATGTTGAGCCCGGTGCCCGGCTGAGGCGCCACGCCACTGGCAAAGATGACAATATCTATCGTGCCGGTCGTCGGAGCATCATCGTTGGTGGATGGAGGGCTGAAGAACCTGACGGTGTTGCCATCGAAATCGACGGTGTTACCGCTATTGCAGCGCCCAAAGACGATATATTTGGACTTGTCGTACCCCGCTATCGTGGGAACTGTCCAGCCGCCTGTGGGGATATTGACGGTCCCCTTCCAGATACACTGCCCTGACTGCGTGGCATTGGTTATGGAGGTGAAGTCAGTGCTGTTGCTGATGAGAAGACCCACACCACTACGCTGGCCTGACGGAAATATCTGCCAGAGGCTACCGGGGAACGTGTACGTACTTTCGCGCTCACTGATGCTTACATCCTTCATCGTGGAGTTCTGCGTCACGCGGCCACCGGATATGGTGACCGAGTTCATTTTATGAAGCAGCCCTGAATCAAGATAAGCCGTCGCGTGAGGGATAAACAGCACCTGCGCCCCGGAAACATAACCGGCAACATCAGCGTACTTGGCTTTCTGGTAGCCACTGTCAAAGTTGGCCCCAAACGACGGGCATCGCAGGCCCGCAGTTATCTCCATGCGCTTTCCGCCGTCATTTAGTTCTATCAGTAGTCCTGTCGGCATTTTATGTCCACGTCCCCAGTACGATGCGGCCGCCACCCGGAATATTAATGGTTACGCCATTACCATTAATCACCGTTGTATTGCCGGAGCCATTGAAAGAAAAATTACCGTTTGTGGCGTAAATCGAGCCGCGAACGGTCACGTTGTTGAACGTCGCGTAGCCAGATTTGTTGATGTGCCAGCCAACGTTCCCTGTGCCGTCCCAGGTTGAAGATTGGATATAGCTGCCGATCTTGGCGTTTCCAATCGTCCCGTCTCCAATAACCGTGTCCCGAATTATGGTCTGCCCATTCTGGATAACGAAAGGAAGCGTAACGGTCGCTCCGGCCTGGTGCGTTACGGCGAAGCGGTCAGCCAGGAAGATGACCTGTGACTGCATGCCTGATGGCGTGTTCTCGACACCGATCCCCATCCCTGCCGCGTAAAGCTGACCATTGCTGGATAACCCGACCTTGATGCTGTACATCGCCTTCAGATCCCCGTTGACGTTCGCAATGGCCTGAGCGTTAGTGGTAATGGCTGACGTATGCCCGTTGATGGTCGCCGTGATTCCGTTTATCTGCGTGGCCGTGGCCTGCTGATAATCGGAGAACGTCTGGTTCAGGCTGTTGATGGATGCCTTGTTGCCGTTCACGTCAGTCTGCAAACTTAGCAGCGAACGTGCTGTTGCCTCCCTATCGCTTGCCATGACGTTATCAATACGATCGATGCTGGCCTTGCTGTCACCGTACTGCGCGCTGAGTCTCACCCGCTGATCAACCTGCGCCAGCGTACTCGTTATTAGCGCGATAGCGTTATTCTGGATGCCGCCGCTGGCAGTATCGGTTCTTGCTCCCAGCTCCTCCAGGCGGGATGCCATTGATGAAGTCGTGTCGGTGACAACCTGTCGCAACGTGGTGATATCAGCAGTATTTTGCGAGCTGGCTTGTTCGGCCGCATCTGCCTTACCTGATGCAGCGTCAGCTTTACTCGAAGCTGAATCAGCTTTATCAGAAATGACCTGAGTGCTCGCAGTGAGCTGATCAACAGCAGTAGCCCTTGCCTGAGCTTCATCTGACAGAGCCTGCCTTACCTCGGTAACTCCCGCCTCGTTCTGCGCAGTTTTTGCCTCAAGACGGGTAACATCCGTTACGCGCGCCTCCGTTTCAGTAGCGATCACCTCCCGGAGCTGTTCGAATGTCGCAGAGTTAGCGCCCTGTTGGGCTGTCTGGCGCACGACAACATCGGCAATAGCCAGCGCGTTTCCGATGATTGCTTCAGCGGTCTGCTTGTTCGAGCCAACCGCAGCAGCAAGGCCGTCTGCGTTCTCTATGATTGCATCAGCCAGTTCTGCCAGTTTTCCGCTGCTGTCCACCGCGTTCTCGATCAAGTCTTTGAACGTATCGGAGCCTTTCATGTCCTCCAGGATTGCATCGGTGATATCGGATACATCGATGCTGGCCTGCCCGCGCACCCAGTCGGTCCACCCGCTCTGATTCCCGATCCTGTCGACAAGCCGCGCCTGGTACCAGAATTCCTGCCCCGCCTTCAGCCCCATCTGCTGATAAAGTTTCTGCGGATACGGTACAGATGCCAAAAGCATCGGATTCGAACCGTCAGCGGCAATGCTGTATTGCAGCTCAGTGCTCAGGGTGTCGCCGGTATTAGCCGGGAATCCCCAGGTGACGTTGATTCCGAATACGACGTCTTCGGAGGCCTTAAGCCCGACAGGTTTGGGTACCTCACCCGCGCGTCCCTTCAGGTGTGTAAGCGCGGAAGTTGCCCAGAGACTCGATGCACCGCCGGAGTTGATCGCGCGCACACGGACCAGATAATCACCCGCGAAGATGCCAGGCACTTCGATATTGCGAAGACCGGTCTCCGGTACGTTAACCCACTCATTGTCGCCGCGCTTCCACTGCACCCGATAGGCTATGACATCCGCCTGTGGTTTGCCGTTCTTGTCGACCGGCGCATCCCAGGATGCCGTCAGGGTAGTCACTCGCTGCCCCTGGCGCACTGCGTCATAGCTCGCTACCACGATATTGGTCGGCTGGTTGACGAGGCCGGTTGGTATCAGACTAATTGGCGGCGTGTCCAGGCGGGCATTGTTATCGACCGCATCATATTTTGATGCGTTATATTCGGCCCCGGTGATTGTGAAGGTGTTTTCTTCATCATCAAATCTCAGGTTCGTAACGCGGAAGTATTGCAGGCGCAACTGCCCGGCATCGATGACGAATACAGCGTTGGGTAACGGCTCTGCCGTGAAAGGCGTGGCGACCACCAGCTGCGTGCCGTTTACGGCCTGGATCACCCCGCTCTCAACGGTACCGCCCTGTGTGCGGATCATCAGTGTGTCACCCGCAACGGCACTGGTTCCCCGATCGGTTGTCACAGCCTTCAACCCGGCGTTATATCCGGTTATACGCCCGCCATAAACACGCCCTGAAAGGCGTTCGTCAGCAAATGCAAACACGGTACCCGGCACGTAGACATAGCCATCAAGCCCGGTCTGTAGCGTAATAATCCGGTCGAGTGAGTTGGAATACACCGCCCACCCGCCACGGCGCTGTGCTTCGCTCTCGCGCGTACAGCCGATTGCGGTGATCTGCGTCTGCTTAAACTTGAACTGCTTAACCAGGTCCGGGAACATCACCGCTGTTGTGCGGTCCTGATAGTGATTGTCAGGGTCGCTGAAGTTAATCAGCGCGCTGGAGAAGCGGGTCTTTTCACTGCCGCTCGAGTAAACCGGTTTGCCCACCACCGAGGCGCGGGTAAGGATTTGCAGCTTCGACGTATCCGCCGGCATGTCCGAGACAACATTAAACATGTTGTTGCCCCAGAACGTCATGCCATTGAACCCTGCGGCGATGTCTTTGATTACCTGCCACGCATCTGCCTGCGACTGGATGTAGACATCAAACATGAAGCGCGGCTCGGTACCGTCACCACCCTTCCCGTCAGGTACTTTTTGATCGCAACGCTGGGCAATACGGTAAAGCTCCCACTTATCCAGCATCTGCGCCGTGACGCGTCGGCCAAGACCGAAACGCGGCTCAGTGAGCACATCGAACCAGATCCATGCTGGGTTATTCGTCCAGCCCCACTTAAACGTCCCGTCCCATGTGCCGCTATAGGTTCTGGCTATCGGATCGTAATTCGAAGGGATGCGGATAATGCGCCCCTTAGGCTTACAGGAAACCTTCGGGATATTGTTGAACGATTTGGCGTTGAACGACACATACAGCAGCGCCGTATGGGGATAACGCAGGCGCGCATCAATCACCTCAGTGATTGCCTGTACCTGCGTTTTATTCTGCAACATCTGGCTGGTGCTGTCGTCGGTGTCGCGTACCACGCGAATCTGCCAGCCTGTACTGGCTTTCGGAAGATTAATGCGATGGGTCAGTTCATAGAGAGAACTGAGTTTCTCTGTCACGGTTCTTGTCATGACCGTAGAGAACGCACCACCATCTACAGCAAGATCGATATGGTACTTTACGGTAGTGCCGACAATATCCCCGTCGTTTTCCTGCTGCTGCAAACCCGGAATACCAATGCGAACGAGCACAGCGTCAATCTGGGTGTTACTCAGCGCGCGCGTCCATGGCGTGGCTTTTGTCAGAGATACGCCAACCGTAGTTTCGTTCTCCACTGCGGGAAAACCCGGAATCGGCGTCTGGGTCTGTGTTCCCGGCCGAAATTCCCAGGAAACGTTTTCAAAGTTCATCGTTCCGTCGGCGTTTCCCAGCGGCGTACCGTCCAGGAAAATGCTGGTCGCATCCAGACCACCAGCAAACTCACCTTCCCCGAGCGCCAGCAGCATGCGGCAGCGCGCCATTGACTGCGCCGAATCAGGTTGTTCTACAGGTGTGTGCTGCTTCTGGCTGCCACCCTTTGCACCAGTGATCGCTTCCATATTACATCCATAAAAAAAGCACCCGACTGGATGCTTGATATTCAGAAAGGAGTTATCAGATGTCTTCGGCGACTATGCCAGCGCTGATGATGGCGCCGCCAATCTCGCGGACGCCATAGAGAAGCGCGACCGGGTTTCCCATCGCAAGGGTATTCACTGAGCCACCAAAGGCATAAGAGGGTTTATTGTCAGGGTCGTCTCGCCCCTGTAAGCCTTTGGGCTGGGGCGAAAGCATCTGGTAAATACCGCCGGCCATCATTGACGCGCCCGACATGATAAGTCCGGCCCCAAATGTCAAACCTACGCCCGTCCAGCCGGTTGCCACTCCAGTAATGACACCAGCAACAACCATCACGGCGCCGAGGATTGTCTGGAACATGCCGGCCTTCTTCGCCCCTTCCATAACTGGCGCTATGCGAATATCGCTATCGCCTGCCAACTCCTGGAAGTCCTGCACGCCTATGTTGCGCTTACCGCGAAACACCGCGAAGGTCATGCCATTTTTTTTGGCATTCATCAGATAGTCTTCCAGCCCGTCGAAGTTGATACATAGGGCTTTTACCGCTTCGGCAGATGTCTGCACTGCCAGTTTATGCACACGCCCGAAGCGGGCGCCCAGTGCGCCATACAGACGAATGGTGGTTAAACGCGCCATGGCTTTATCTCCTGCGGCAGGTCTTTGTGACGAACGCAGATCATCGTGCGGTCTTTGAAATAGCCTCGGGCATACGGGGTAATGCAGGAAGGCTGGCCGTAAAGGTGGTGGAGCAGTTCACCTTCTTCAGTGATGATGCCCGCGTGGTTCCACTTATCAGAATCAACCTGCATGATGACCATGCAGCCTGGTGCCGGATCGCACTCGACGAACCCTTCCCGCTCCCAGTTTTCGAAATAGAGATTGTCCGGGTACTGGCTTTCCCACCACGGGTAATCGACGCGAAAATCGTTCAGCGTGACGCCCTGAATGGCGTGCCAGTCCATAATCAGCCCCCAGCAGTCATTCGAGCCCAGGATAAACGGACGCCCAATAAGCGGCACCGCCTCCGGCATTATCTCGGCGTATTCATCGCTGTCAGGTGAGTAAATACCCCAGATCACGCCGGAGTTATTGCACTGCTGGCGGTCGAGATCGGACGGAATAGGCCGGGCACCGTCGCCCGGGTGGGAGTGGATGACGCGAATAATCGTCCCGATATCTTCGGCGTTAGCCCAGTGCTCGCCGTCGATGCGAAAATGCTCTGTCGGATTTTCGTGCGTATTCGGCACGGGAATGTAGCGCTGGCGACGGCCAGACTGAATAACGAAGCCACAGCACTCACGCGGGGATTCCTCCAGTGCATGCGCCCGGATAGCTGCCATTATGGTTTTATTCATTGGTACGTCCGGTTATCGGGTGAAGAGAACGGTTGCCGGGAAGCCACCAAAATCGAGGATTGCAGAGTTAGGGTCTGCCAGGCCAGCGCCAAATCGTTTACGGCAGTCACTGAGGCAACCGCCACAAACATCAAGGGCAGGATCTGATACTGGGTTTCCTTTCGCGTCGAAATACGCAGTGCCGTTATAGGTACATCCGTCGCCGCTGCGATACTGACCGCGCAGCGCCCATTCACAAAGCGATGTGATTTGTCGGGTGGGGATCACAAGGCTCTGCAAATCGGCTGGGCTGCTGAGTGCCCAGGTGATCACCTCATCGTCTTCGGAGGTTTTGGTGTCAAGCCAGAAGGTCTGAAGCGTGAACATTGACGAATCAGCTGTAGGGTTTACGCCACCAGGGTAATTCACAGCATCGAGATAGACCGCATAGGTATCGATAATGCTCACCCTGGCGTTAACCATGTCCTTAAATTGCAGGCACAGCGCAGTGATATGGCCGTCAAGGTTTGAGACGCTTAGGGTGGGCTCCGCCGCCTGGTCTGTTGATAGCTCCAGGCCTGAAACCTGAAACGGCCAAAAATCGTAGATATTGCCACCGAAGACGATTGGCTTGGGTCCGAGCTTTTGTTCATCTCCATTGGCAACATCGATCTCTTCGGGTGTATGGGGGAAAGGTGCGTAGTGGAATCGGTGGATCCCGCCACTGAACTCTGAGGCGTCAACTTCAACCAGGCGGACCCTGCCACCCGGCGCCAGCATCGCCGCCTGATCGACTAATGCCATTATGCGTACGCTCCATAAGCTCGTTTGATGGTGAACGTCAACTCAGCAACTTTGCTGCTGATCTGCGTTTTACGAACCGAATCGGCTACGACGCGGTAAAGCCCCTTCTCTTCGCCTGGCGGCGTAATGATGAAAGCTTTCACGGTATGAGCGAGGAGAAAATCACGAATCCTGTCCACTTCCGACTCGTTGCCCGTGTGCTTCATAGGGACCTGAATAGCCGTGGAGTTAATACCGTTATCGGCCACTTGCTCATAGCCATCGCCGAACTGCGCCGCGCGAACTGCCTGGCTATATTCAATCGCGCCAGCACCGAGCTGAGAGCGCCAGCTATATGTTTCAACTGCCATATTTACTCCATAAAAAAAGCCCCGCATGTGCGAGGCTTAATATTGGTTGAAAGCATGGGAGGGAAAGATATCAAACCATTTTGGTTTAACTTCCATTCATTTCTACAAGCCGGTAATCAGTCTTCCCATCCTTGTCTTCAATACATTCAGCCCTGAATTTCTGCTCAAGACCAAATTTATTTTTGGCGCTAAACTCCTGCGTGGCGTAAAACTTACCGTCATCACCGAGCCATCTGTTCGAGCCAAACACCGACATGTCCAGGGTGCTTTTGTTAATGACTGACATCCTTACGTAAGCTTCACACGCGCTTCTCAACTCATCCAGCTTCTTATCAGATAACGCTTTGGCTTCCTCAGCTTTCAATTCGTCATCAGTTTTCAGACTAAGTCTCGCTGCCACAAGGACAACAACTAAAAGTAAAATGAGCAAACCAATGGTTTTGAGTATCTTCTTAAAGATTTTTTTTAACACAATCATCCCCTGATTTTTATGGTTTTCATCATATTAACCAGGGGACGACGTAAACACTACCTGCCTTTACTGAAGTTGTAGATCATGCCTCCAGGCTTAAGGTGCTTCTGGATAACCTGCAACGCAGCGTTCTGCATTTCATCAGCAAGGGCACGGCCCATAGCATCACCTGAGCTGGAAGACTGAACAGTTGCAGAACCACCAGCATCAACGTTAACGGTGGTATTAATAACCGGAGCCATACCGCCACTGCCCTGGGCGCGTACGCCCAACCGCCCGGCAGAATCCCGAGTAAGTGGCATGATTGCTTCAGCGCCGGCCTCTGCGAATACACCGCCCTTCGCAAACTTCGATGCGCCCTGGAAAGTAAAATACTGGGGAGAGTCGTATACCCCATTAACGTACTTACTGAGCCCGGGCGAATCATAAACACCGCCTTTAGCGTTAAAAGTTAGGCCAGCGGCAGCGTTCGCGTAAGATCCCCCTGGCGTGCTCCCGCCTTTGCTGCCACCGCTTATCCAGCCCATCCCGGCCTGTACTGTATAGGCCACTATAAGTTGGTTGGTTATCTCGAGGATCATCTTGAGCATAGATTTGCCGAACTCTTTAACTGACGCGGTGCCAGTTGTCATAAGCTCAGTCAGCATGTTGCTCAAGCCGGTCAGCGTGGAGCTGGCGACGTTCTTCACGGCATCATAGGTATTCGTGGCGGCGTCAAGGTATTCATTCCAGCCACTTACCGCACCTGCTTTCCAGTCGCCCCGTAATTTGTCCTCTTCGGCATAATATTTCCTGAGAGCCGCCAGTTCTTTTTTATAACCGGCATCGTCAAGCTTACCGCCACCATTGAGCCAGCCCTGGCGGAGCTGCGCCTCTTCCATCATGCGCTGTGTTTGCCGACTGCTGAGGCCTGCACTGTCGCGCAAGGCATCGGTCTTTTCCGACATCTGCGTGACGTATTTATTGGCCTGCTGCGCAAGGCCATTAATTTTCTGCTGCGCCTCTACTTCCTTGTTCTTCTGATCCACCATCTTGGCGGCGTTCAGAATCGCCTCACGGCTCGACAGCAGAGATTTTTCCTGAGCAGTCAGCGCGCGGGTTTTGGCTGCCTCATCCAATTCAGCAAATCGAGATTGCTGTTTACTGAACTCGGTGTTTTTAGCGTGGGTTTCGCCGGTTTGTCGGAGGGTCTCGAGAGTTTCAGTTAACGTTCTGGCCTGGGCGCGGTAGTTCTCCAGGGTGCGATCGCCAGCTTCCAGCGTGGCTTTCGCCTCTTTGGTCTTTTTGGCTGAGTCCTGAGCAAGCTTCGAAACGGCATCCTTAGTTTGCCGATCAACTGAGCCTGTGCCTTTTACACCACCAGGACCATTCTTCGCTTCCTCCTCCCATTGCCACTGGGATTTACTGAGATTAGCAATGTGCTTGTTGTACTCAGCGGTAAGCTGAGTATATTCCTTGCTTGCTGCCTCTCTTTTCTTGGCAACGCTCTCAGCGAGCCCATCAAACCCCATGGATTTGATGAGAGTTTCCCCGCCCGGAAGTTTGTTAGCAATATCCGTGAACCCGGTGATCATCCCCCCCATAATTTCAAGGGAGACCTCTTTCATCTTGACGAAAAGGGCTTCAAACGAAGTGCTCAATAACTTGAACACTTCGATAACCTGATTGCCCCAAGCCCGCACTGTAACCCCGATTTGACCGAAAATGTCGGAGGAGAAAGCTTTAAGCCCGTTCCACGCCTGCCCGATATTATCGGTAGCCTCTACAATTTTATTACTGCGATCCTCCATGGTGTCGGCAAAAAGCGTTATAGCTTCGTTTGCCGCTGCTGTTTTCCCCTTCGTTTTCTCCAGGGTAATGAGGTGCTTCATCATGGCTTCATCAACAAAGCCATATTGCTGGTTCAAGCTCGCCAGGGCTTTAATAGGATCGTTTGCCAGTCGTGAAAAATCCGCCAGCGCAGCCTTCGTATCCAGCCCTGCATCACCCATAGCCAGAATGGATTTGGCAATTTTGGTCATCTGGTCGGCGGTATACTTCCCGGTGTCGTTTAGTTGGACCAGGGTATCAACAGACTCAGCCAAAGAAGCACCAGCGTTATCAGCAACATCTTTTGCCGCGTCGTTCAGTTGCTGCATGGAGGAAAAGCCAGCCCCGCCCATCAAAATGAGCGATCTGGCAACATTGTCGAACTGCTGGGATGAACTGTAGGCAGCCCCAGCCAGAAGAGCCAGCAAACCCACCGAGCCAGCAATCGCAAGGTTAAAGGTATTTAACAGGCCACCCGCCCGCCCCAGCTTCTCCGCTGCCTCACTGGTGTTGTTAAGTCCTTCAGCAGCGTCACTAATGCCTGCTGCCGACTCGGATGTTTCTCTGCTCTCTTCGTTAAACCCAAACAATGCGTCCCGCAAAGCCTGGAGCATTGGGCCTAATCCACCAAAAGAATCCTTAATTTGCCCGCCTTGCTGGAGCAAGATCAGGAAAGGGGATTGGCCTCCAGCCAGCTGTGTCGCGATATCGGTGAACTGCGCCGGCAGAGTGCGCAGCGCGGCGCTGTACTGGCCAACGGAAATTCCAGCACGACGGGCAGCAGCTTCCTGCCGGGATAGCGCCTCTGGCAGTATGTCAGCGACACCAGAGAGGCGCTCACGCGTCTGGTTAAGGATTGTGTTGAAGTGCTCGAACTGCGCGCCGTTAATGCGGCCTGCTTCAAAATGGGCCACCAGCTGTGCGTGCTGTTCATCCAGTGAGTTGAACGCACGGATTGTCGGGTCGATGGAACCCAGGAGATTCTTTAACGCTGCGGACTGCTTCTCTGCCGCCTGGGTAGCGGCTAATTCGGCCTGAGCACGCGCCGCGGCTTCTCCGGTGTCGGTCAGCTTGAGGCGGGTGTCATCCAGGATTTTGTTGTAAGCCTGGAAGGTATCGGTATCCAGGAAACCTTTGGCCTGGAATTTCCGCAGCGATTCTTGCTGCTCATCCAGCCGGTTTAAGGCTTTGGTAACCGGGTCGATATTCTCCAGCAGCCCTTTGAGCGCGTTCTGCTGCTCCTTGAGCCCTTCACTGCCTTGCTTCGCAGATTCAGCGCCAGCGCGAAACACGCTATTCAGATCATCTGCTTTATCTACAGCACCGGCTGCCGCCTGGCCGAGTTTATCCAGTTCGTTGCTGGCTGTTTTCAGGTCAGAAACATCGGCCCGCAAAGTAATCGAGGCGATCTGGTCTGTCATTATTTCGTCTCCTTATGCATTACCTTGAGAGCCTCGCTTTCCATAATCTGAAGGTCAGCCATGCAGGCCGCCGCATCCTCAACCCCGTGTAACTCGAACATCCAGGGGAGAACGTTATAATCAAGGCCGGTCGCCCCGCTCGCGCCGACTCGCCACTGGGTCGCCAGGGAAGAGAAGATGGTGAAGGACCGCCACACCGAGGGCAGGATCCCCACCTCTTCCTCCACGTCCTCAGGCGTCAAACCAAAAGCGCTCAGCTCCGCGAGAGTCGGCCCCGGCGTGTACAACGCTGCGGCGACCTGCCTCAGTTTTTTTCGCGGATACCCATCAGCTCTTTGGTGTAGGCCAGACCGATGCTGTCGAACGCGCGCGGGTAGTTCTGAAGAAGGACAATAACGTTGTCGCGGGTGAACTCGTCAGGTAGTGCCCACCCCTCGACAATTTCCATGAGGTAGTCGGCCTGCGGCTCGATAGCACCCTTTTTACCTTCAGCGGACTTTTGCAGCTTTTCGTCCATAGAGCGCAGCTCTTCCAGTGTCTTATGGCGGAAAGTGAAAGTCAGTTTGCCGTCTTCGGCGCCAGCGCGCGGAATGCTCGCGGTCACAGAAAATGTAGGAGTGGGGATGAGTGAGAACTTAGTCATTTCGGTTCCTTAGAAAAAGAAAAACCCGCCGGAGCGGGTTGAATATACGAGTGTGTGATCGTGGGAGTTATCGTTTGTACAGCAGACCGCCTGGCTTCAGTGCGTTGCGAATAGCATCGCCCACTGCGTCATTCAGTGCCTGTTTCAAGTCAGAGGTTGAGGATTCCTGAGCAGCTATCGCAGTCTGAAGGGATGTGAACAGATCGCTTTCACGTACAGCCTTGAGAACCAGTTCTTGCATCTCGTCGGTTAGTCGCGTCTTGGTGGCTGTGCCTGTCGCTGAAGCAATTGAACTGATTGGTTCAGCGGTGGCATTATTGCCATCAGCGGGATTAGCTCCATCATGACTAATTGCCCCAGGGAAACCACCAAAAGCCAGACCACCATTGAAGGCCGTCTCTTCATTATTGCTGGCTGATTGAGCGGCTTCATTCACCTTAAAGCGGTCAGCCATAAACTCAACCTTGCTATGCTCACCTTCAACACCGAGGGTCATGCCAGCTTCGTGCGGCTTGCCTTTGCCGGCGACGTTTAATTTAACGCTGTAGTTTTGAGACACTACGTCATCGCCAATCAGCGCTTCGTGGATGTAAGCCTTGCCGGTTTTATCGACAAACCAGCCACCTTTAAGGCCATGAAGTGCGCAGCTGTTACGGATCTCTTCGTCCAGCGCCTCAATAATCTCTTCGGTATCGACAGAAGAAACCCCTTCGATCCAGTCACCGGCTCGCCAATCTCGTGCTGAGCCATCTTCTGCAATTGGACGCAGGCGCAGTTGCAATCGCTCACCTGCTTTGAGACCGGAAATAAGGTAGTTGATAGCAGGCCAATGGATGAGTTCTTTCACAAGTCGGCCATCTTCATGAAGGTATTGCAGCTCCAGCCACAAGCAGCTAACCGGCCATTTCCATTCGACGTTCACACCAAAAGGTTTGGGAGTGGTTTTTACGTAAGGGACGATTGAAGGTTCTGACATTTTAATTTTCCTTTTAGGCGTGAGCCTGTCGCACGGCAAATCCGCCGAAAGTTAACGGTTTGCCCAGGCTCACAGCTGAAAGACTTTCTTCGATGTGCGCGTGCGATGCGCATAAAAAAGCCCGGCGTACCGGGCCTGATTGGTTAGCTGATCGTGACAGTACACGCAGCCGAGGTGATGGTTTTTCCCGCGGCGTCGGTGACTTCACAGGTGTAAACGCCAGCATCACCGGATGCGACAGATGAAATGTTGAACGTCGATGCGGTTTTGCCCGGAATAGCGGTGCTGCCTTTCTTCCAAACGTAGGTGTAAGGTGCTGAGCCGCCCTTCATTACCACCGCCAGATCCAGCGCTGCGCCTGTGGCAACCGATTTGGTGGCCGGCAGGTCGGTCAGGAACGCCAGCGGCGTCACGGATGAATCGGCGATCGGGTAAATCTGCATGTCCGATTCGAAGTTCATGCGCGCCTCGTTACTTTCCACGGCGTTGATTTCCGTGCGCGGCACGCGCTGGAAGGATACCTTCGCAGAGTAATAACGATCGGCTTTGCCGCGCGGGTTGTGGAACCATACCGCTGTAGTATCACTAGAGTCGTCCAGATCAATCAGACGTTTGTAGATAGCTAACTGCGGGTCATGCGCGAAGGTGTAGACCTGCACCACCGCGTTTTTAAACGTTGGGATGGTGCGCGCTTTGTCATCTTCCAGGAACTGCACGCTGATGGTCTGCTGGTCACCACCTTCAGTTGATAGTGTCATCACCTGAGGCATGGTGATCCATGAGTCGATTTTACGCAGCGTGCCCGCGCCAGTGCCTGCCGGGAATTTGGTGGTATCGGTAGTGTCGAATGCTTCCAGCACGATTTTATTACTGGTCACCGATTTTACGCGCAGCACCATGTTATCGAGCTTTAACCAGCCGGAACTCACCTGAACTACGTCACCGGCCAGAATGCCGGAAGCCGATGCAACGGTCAGTTCGCATTCCGTCGCGTTAGAGGCTGCGGTAAAGGTGATTGGGGCTTGATAGGCCTTGGCCACGTTCACACGCGAGCCGTTAGGGATTGCGAATGCCATAGCACTCTCCTGAATTTAGCTAATAAAAAACCCGCCATCTGGCAGGTCAGTAGTCAGCGCGGTACTGCATGCTGACGGGAATGGTGTAGGTTATGGAGCCACTGGACCCGTTGGGCGCCGAGGTTGGCCGGTCCTGGATGGGTTGTCTCACCTGCGGCGGCCCGTTGATGTAAACCGTCAGATTACCGTCCACCAGCGGCAGCCCTTCGGGAAAAGCATCTGCGACCGACTTTGTCAGCCCTCTGGCCAGAGTCACGCCGCTACCTGCTGGTGCAATGATATTGAGCTGGAGAATGCCCTGGTATGTACGCAACTGACCTTCCAGGTCCTGCCCCACGGTTTGCGCAGGTAAGACATAAACGCGCCCGTAAGGGGCATCATCAGGCGGGGTAAAAGCGATGTTAGGCCAGGCGATCGGCAATCCTAGCGACTCAGCGATAATCGCCACCCGGCTCTCCAGCAATTCAGCAATTCGCATGGACTGATCACCGACCATTGCGTACCTCGCTCATTGCCTCTCGGAAATATTGCGCAGCATCCAATGCGGTCAGTCCGACCATGCCGCCGGGCGCCTGATTCGAATGACCATTCTCCAGCGCCTGGGCATATGGCAGGTTATTGGTAAAGTAAATCGAGTTCACCTGCCCCACCCGGAACACTTCGAGCACCGCCAGCCCGCGGGAGTTGGAACCCTGCCCGGAAGCATCTGGGGTATCGTTCGTCTCTGTAGGCTGGCTGTCGAGACCCACATACCAGTTATTTTTGAATCGCCCCCCGACATAACCCTCTGGCTTTTTGATGTCCATCGAATCGTTGACACGCAGGCCTCGCCTGAGCCGCCCTGCTTTTGTAAGGTTGGCCGGATCATCACGTAGCGCCGCGTTATGCTCTCGCACCGCGGTGTTATAGGCTGATGCCGTCTGGTTTACCTGCCAGATTTCTGGCTGCCCGACAGGTGACATGTCCACCAACCGCCCGAGGATTTTGATACCCGTCCGGCGGACCGCCTCCTCAATCTCCTGCTTTGAACCATCTACGAACAACTGAATGGCAGCCAGGAACGGCTGATTTGCAGAACTGGTCATAATCAGGTCCTCAGCTGGATGTTGTAAGAGATCAGCACATCTGCGGGCTTAACCGGATTCGGCTGAACCACGCGCCACTTTTTGCCGTCGATATCAATGAGGTCGCCAATGCGCACTTCCGTTTCAAACGTGGCCGCTAGTTTCTTATCGCCCGTAGCAATCAGTGAACCGTCGATTTCACGCGTGGAGTATTCGGTGATAACGCCGGTAACGGTCGCAGTAATAGGCTCGGTGATAACCTCCTTCCCGTACTGATCGCGTGTGGTGGTTCCGCCGCGAGTCAGTTGGTAGGCTTTGCCGTTCTCCGTCAGGAGCCGCGTTGCCGTAGCGCGCATGCGGCGATAGTCGATTGCCATGCTACCCCCTTTCGATCCGGACCTGGTTGCCGCCCACCACAAGCCCGCGCAGCGAGGAATAGAACCAGGGGAATGATGGAGTGGCCTTATTCGTTCCCGGCTCGTACTGCACAGAGACGGCCCCCTGTACGCTCTCAGCTATGACCGCGCCGCCACCGGAGACCGACGGCGTGAGGTCAATCTCCTGCGACTCGATAGCCAGGCGGCATTGGGCATCAATCAGGCGCTGTGGAATAGCATCATTCGGCAGGTCCACACCATCGAAGCGTACGCCGGAGCGCGGCCAGGATAGAGGCTGAGATGCGCTGGAGCGCTGACCACGCCAGGACCTTCCTTCCAGAAAGTCCATCGACTGCATCAGCATCTGGCTACACTCGCCATCTTCGGCAGGAATGGTGTATCCGCGCGCGGCGGCAAAGACCCGCAGGTCGGACACGCTGGCGTAGCTGTTAAAGTCCGGCGAATGGGGATCGGCAACCAGCATGGTTATTCCTCCAGACGCCAGTCCAGCGCCAGCCAGTTATCCACTTCAGCAGGGTGAACATCAGCGCGCAGCGGACCGCCGGGGAACTCTGGGATATCACGTACCATGACCACCAGCTCAATACCTGGCTGTTCCTGCTGCTGTTCCTGCTGCTGTTCCTGCTGCTGTTCCTGCTGGGCAGGTTTATTATCAGCGGCCTGCTGAGCTGCAAGCTTTTCCGCTTCACGCTGTGCGCGCTGCTCTTTTGTTAATCCGGCCATCGGGCCTCCTGAATTACAAAGGGGCCGAAGCCCCCTGGGTTAACCCATGATGATGGTGGAATGTTCAGGCTGAACGGAGGCCACCCCCCACGCCACACCAACCTCGTAACGCACCTGACGGTACTGGCGGTACAGCGCGATCTGGAAGGTAATACCAGAGACCGGATCGGTTACGTTCATCACGTCGTCAGCGGTATCGCCGCCTTTTGGCATGGCCGGGGTACGGCAAGCCAGCAGGAATGCGTTACGGTCAAAGGCAACGTTTGGCACGAACTCGCTCAGCACAGTGACAGTTGCCTGATCTGCCAGATCCTGACGCAGGCCAGGTGCGCCGATGGTGATAGTCGAAGAGGTTGCCGCTACGACCATGTACTGGTTGTCATCGCCATCGAACTTCACTGCGGTCCCGGCAGCAATACCGCCAGTGCCAGCAGAGATAGCGATAATGATGTCGCCCTCTTTCTTCTCGCCATTGACCTTATAGCCCGCCGCCGTGCTTTTCGCGGTGCGCTTGATGTTGGCGGATTCGTGCAGGTTAAAGCCCATCACACGACCAATGATGCCTTCACGCAGCAGCTGATCGGTACCGGCTTCGTTCGCTTTGAACAGTACGGACTGTTTACCACGGATTGACGCCATCGCTTCGCCGCCCAGTACCATGCGCAGGTCAGTGGTTGGTGCGCCGTTATCAGTCAGCACCTGCCGAGCGTTCGCCGCATCAGACAGGTCGTCTTTGACACTGAACGGTGTATCTTTTGGAGCACCAACAGCGCGGGAAGACTTATAAGCCAGCGATGCCAGGTCAGCATCCATTTCGTTGCTCAGTGCGCGGAACGCCTGAGAAAACTGGTCAGCCAGGACAATGTCATAAGTGCCTGATGGCCCGATGGCAAGCTGCTCTTCACCATTCCATTTGACCGGGGCCATTTTGGATTTGGTGATTTTCACGTCCACGGTACCAATGTTCTGATCACCGTCGTTTGGCGCGGTTGCCGCCGGAGTGATATCAACGGTGGTGGTTTTTGGTGCTACCGGTGCGGTCACGGTTTGGTCTTTGGCCGCGGCATCGGCTTTAGCGTTACGGGCCACCGCCGGGATAAAGCCCACCTGCTCACGGGATACGCGGTTCAGTGCCGTGTAGATGGTCGGGATCAGGCCAGTCAAAGTGTTGGACATTTATTTTTCCTTTCGATTAATCAACGATGCTCGTGCCGCCGCCAATCGCAGCCTGTTGTTCAGCTGGTGGCAGGGCGTCAAAAGCAGCGCGTTTCATGGTTTTCTGCCCGGCCTGATGCTGCGACTGGTGAGAACCGCCGCCGCTATTACCGGACGCTTTGAGGATGTAATCTTTCTGCGGATGCGACTCGACCAGAGACTCCAGGGCTTCATCAAAGCTGGCTAACTCGCCGGGCTTGGTGCGTGAGAACACCTTGTTGCCCTGGCCGTCGTAGGCCACAACCTTCCCTTCTTCGATTTTGAAGTTCTGACCGAAGTAGGAACGCACGAACTCAGTCGGGATCGCCATCTTCTCGGAAATGAACTTAGAGCCACCGAAGCGGCCGCCGATCATCTCGTCGTAGAGTTGAGTTTCCAGCTGCTTGGTCTTGCCGTTCGCCTCGTCCAGCTGCTGTTGGAAAACTTTGGTGATCTCCGCCTTTACCTGGTCAACGGCACCAGCATCGATCAGTTTTTTCTGGTCGATTTTGGTCATCATCTCCAGGGCTTCGAGCGCCTTGGCCGGGTCGGTGATGCCAGAGAATTTCGCGAGATTGGCTTCCGCCGCTTCCTTCGCTTCGCGGTGAGTTTTCGCCTCGCCATTCAGGGAGGTGATTTTGGTCATCGCTGCGACCGCATCGAACGGGATTTCTTTGCCATCATCATGGATGTACACAGGCATACCGTTTTCAACGACCACATTTCCGTTAGCATCAAGTTTCAGTTTCATTATTTTTGCTCCAGCCTTCCGGCCATACGTAATGGGTCATCCGACCCGGGCACCGCGTCGCATCCGCTCAGCGGCAGGCATAAAAAAAGCTGCCCGGAGGCAGCCTGTTAGATAAATTCGATGGTTATGTAACCGCGCAGCTTGCGGGAGTAAATTTCACCCCGCTTTCGCTTGTGGATCCGTAACGGGTGTGGATGAATACAGGCGATACCACGTTTGACATCAGCCCATACACAGCTCTTTATCTCATTGCCATTAACGAACACCCTTCTCCTTCCACGACCATCTCCAACGTAGTGAAAATCTTCGTTACGCATACCCTATTCCTCAAACGCCGACGCATCCACGCGGCGCAGTTCGTCCAGGGTCAGAAACTCCCCGGCATCATTGAACATCTCAGGCACGGTGATTTTGCCGTCACGCAGCATCCGCGCGCGAGTAACGCCCAGCACCTGCTCCTGCCGTGCGTACGGTTGCCTGACGAGCCATTCGGCATAGCTGGTATGCGATGGCACCTGTCCATCCATCGAAGCGCGTGTGGCGCTGCTCAGTTCGCCAGAGGCTATCTGCAATTCCTCCCACGATTTAGTGATCAGAATTTCGCATGAGCGACAGCAGAAATGAATTTTGCCGGGCCCGCGCAGATATGGGATTGCATGGCCCAGCGGCTTACCATCGAGCGAATAGAGTTTGCGATCTCGGATGATGCACCACTGGCTGGTATGGGTGTCCAGCGTCGAAGACCACTGCTTGGCCTTTACGATATCGCTGTTGGCCAGTGCAAATTCCTGGCGCGCTGTAGCGGCCACATGGTTCACCGCCGTGCGGGTTACTACTGCAAGGTCACGACGTGAAACATTTATAACCCCGTCCTGGCGGTGGAGTTGCGGCGTGCCGGCGACCCGCTTCACAATCTGCTCGACGGTTTCACCCTGAAGAAATCCGGTGCGCACGGCACTGGTAATTTTTTCCAGCCGATCCGATTCGAGTTTCTTGCCCCACTCTTTCAGCAATCTCCCCTGAAAAGGTTGCGCCACCGCAGCAGCATAGACCTGTTCCGGGACAATGCTTTGCAGCGGGACACGCTTAAGCACCTGTCCTGGAATGAGGCTGCTTAACAGGTCAAACTGATACCCGGTCTCATAATCAGCGTAACGCATCAGTTCGCGCATCAGAGTAGCATTGACCGGTTCGTAGGCCTGCTGGTTTAGCTCCCGCACACCAGCCAGCAGTGATGCCAGGCGTCGGGCGCTGTAGGTATCAGCACGTTTGCCGTCCAGCAGCACCATCAGCCTGGCCGCCAGGTCTGCGTCCATCTTACTGAGTAACGCTACCATGCGCCGGGCGACGCCGGTGCCGTATCGGGTCACATAAAGCCCGTGCGCTATGGTTTCGTCCTGAAGCCTGTCATTGACGGAACTGGCCATATCACACCTCGTCCGGCGGCAGCTCTGTCAGCGAGGCCGATTCAGCCAGCAACTCGTTCAATACCTTGTCAGGGTCTGCATCGGCATCAATCAGACTGAGCTTTTGCAGCGCCTTAATGGCATCGATACGGCGGAGGTCGCCACCCTGGCGAAGTGACTGAATAGCCAGCGCCGCAGGCGGGTTAAACTCTTTCGACTCGACATCCAGCTCGGTGCGCACGTCAACGTTGCCACCTTCCGCTTCACCGATGTACTCAGCCATGATTTGCAGGATATTGTCGATCGCATCTTCCAGGCTTGTCGCCATGGTGTAGAGCGGTGACTGCTCCTGCATTTTCTCTTCAGAGGTCTGGTCTACCGATTTAGTTGAGGTGTTTTCGGTGCGCAGCAGCTTCGCACCAGCCTGGCGCATCTGCTCCACCAGCTCTGCCAGCGACTCTTTACCAGCACCGATGGAGGAGCCTGTATGCTCGACGTATTCCAGACCCTGCTTTTGCCGATCAGTGAACGACGTAGCTGAAGACGAGCCAATTATCAGCTCTTGCCCCTCTTCCAAACCGAACACCGTGAGCAACGGCACCCTAGCGACATGCAGAATGTTGTCCTGCTCACTCTGGCTCTGCCAGTGCTTGATATTCAGCAGAGCCATGTTGAGAAGCGGCGGTGAACCACACATAAATCCGGTGCGTTTGGTGTAGAGCGTCACCAGTGTTATGTCCTTACGAGATGTTGTCCATTCGTCGAACTTCTCCCAGTTCGCCGCGCCCTCGGTACCTCTGGACTTGCGGTAGATTTCCACCTTTCCCGGCGTCAGATAACGTATCTGTTCCACCTTTGTTTGCCCGAAGTCGTCACCGTCCTCGACAACCACCTCTTTGATGCGCAACGCGGTGAGAACCAGCTTACCGTCCGCCATCTTCGACTTCCATCCGATTACCTGGCGGGGATTAAGCATTGTGACGTACGGGCGCGCTCCGGTAGCTTTCTCATCCGCTTTGGTTTTTACCCTTTCTGGGTCTACCCTGGGATAGTCCACCAGCGCATGGGAGAGGCCATACTGCATCGCCAGGCCGAAGAATGCCTGCGCCCAGACATCAAGGCGTGTACCTTCCAGGTCGATGTTCTTCGCATACTCGCGCAGTTGATCAGGAACGTTCTCGGCCAGCTTAATCGGCTCGGCGAATACACGCCCGATGTTTTGCTTAATGGTCTCTTCGTAGGCTGGCAGAAGCGTGGCCACGGCGAGGCGTTTTTTGTAGTCCTCTTTGTCTTCTTTCGGCCAGCGCGGTAGATATTGCTCGCCCAGCTGTCGCATATACAGCGTGCCGCCCATCAGGGCATCGTTGATATCCCACGCCTCGACCATGTTCCCATAGTCCAGATTGGGTGTTGAGATGTCAGGCATGGAGTTAAATCCGTAGTTGAGTGACTTTGCCGGTTGGTTTGCGACGGTTTGTCTTCACGACCCCGAAATAGCGGAAACCGTCAGAACCGTGTGATGTTTTGTCGTGTAGCGGCTTATCTTTCCAGCAGCCGCGCTTGTCGTCCCACTCTTTGCGGTATCCCTCAAGATGGGAGATCCCTTCAGCACATTTCTCTTCATCAAATACGCAGCGAGGCAGAATCTCACGCACCGACTCAATGCCGGTATCGACTGATTCCTTTGGCACCACTAGGAACTTCAACGAGTATTTATGCCCGTCGATTTCATAACCTTCACGTGCAATCTCACGCCGGGACTTGGCATCACTACCGAACTCCCTGTTGTCGATATCGTGCGGCCCCCAGTGCTCACCATAGGTGTAGCCTCGGTCTTTCAGAACCTTCATGTAGTGCCGCAGGCCCTCGCCAGAGTTTTCGTAGTAGTCGATGATATGGAACTCTTCGCCGACCTCGCGAACGAACCAGATTGCCGTGGAGTCACCCACACCGATATCCCAGAACGTGTGCACCGGGAGGTGTGAGTTATCCGGGATTTTGCCGATCCGCTTGTTGGTGTAGAGCCAGCGGAATTGCTTGGCGTAATACGCGCCCTCGACAGACTGCTGGAACGCCTCGGCCGGAATGGTCGGGTATTCGCGCTTCATGTCGTCGCCGAGCGTTTTCTCTTTGGCGTAGTACCAGGCTTTCTGACGCTCATTGACGACTACGCCGTGCTTCGCCGCCATTTCAGCGAAGTATTCAATCAGGCGCTGCGGTAGTGGCTCTACCGGGTCGATGGCGTACTGCGGATTCTTCCACCAGGAGAAGAAGAAAAACTTCCAGTCGAGCGGTGAAAGTGGCTTGCCCTGTAGTAGAGCCTTCTCTGCCGTCTGGCAGTAATCGAAGAAGTAACCCGCCCGGCCCTCTGCCGTGCTCTCGATAGTAGCGAAGCATCCCGTCGATACCGCCTCAAACGCACCAGTGACGATCTCACGGGCTTTGTCCGGATACTTGGCGCATATCTTCCCGAACTCAGAAACGTGCAGGTAACGCAGCGTACCACCACGAAACGACGTGCTGACGTATAGCGATCCGCCCTTCTTAAAGACGAGCTCACCAGACGAATCATTGCTCGCCGGGTTGGCAGCCTTTATCTCTGCCGGCAGCTTGTCGTATGCATACTTCACCTTTTCACGGAACAGGCGCTTTGCGTCATTCAGCGTGTGGGCAATCAGCGCGCACTTCGCCGACTCAAACAGGGCCGCGTCGAGCTGGATGATGCACACCTCAGTGGTGAAACCTAGCTGGCGAGCTTTCAGGATGATGTTGCGGGTGTGGATCCCCTCGAAGTATTCCCGCTGCTCAGGCGTCATCCTGAAGCGAGTAGGCTTACCCTCTTTGTCGGTGATCCAGTAAAGGTTGTTCAGCCGCCAGTCTTTGTCGGACAGCAGCTTCAGATGCTCAGGTTTCATTACGCCCCCTGAGACAGTGAATCCATCAGGTTAGACAGGTCATCAACCGTCTTATTGCCTTCCTCAGTGTCGAGGTTATACGCCTTACGCTCAGCGTTTATCACTTTTATCTGAGCATCGACACCAGCAGTGATCGAGCGAGACATTGAGGCGTGATTGTCTTCCGTAATTTCTGCGTCTTCGAGGAAGTCGCGCAGCTTATTAGTGATGCCGCGCCATGCCGCCAGACTTTCTCGATGGGCCATGACTACAGCGGCGGCTTCGTCGGAGGCCTGGTCAATAATCTGCTCATCAGTAACCACTGGTGACTGGTTACCGTCTTTGGTTACCGACTTGGTTACCTTAGCCTTGGTTGCCGCTCTAACCTTCTCTGTCAGGTCGCGCTGCCATCCCTCTTTGTTTGCTCTCTTCAGGATGGTGGCATGGTTAACGCCATGCTTTTCGCCGATTGCCCTTACTGACAATGAACCAGCCCGGTAAGCCGATTCAATGGCCTCCCAATCTGGTTTGCTCATTGGTTACTCCGTTGTTTGCTCTGTCTGCTCTCCAGGTACTGGCGTGAACTGCACGCGTTTCACATCCGCTGGAGCAAAGTACAACCACTCGCCCGTCTCGGTAGCCAGCGGCACAAAGCCGTTCACCAGCTCAGGCTGACGTCGTGACATCTTGCCCGTGAAGGTTTCGCCTGTTTGGGTGGTTAGCGTGATTTGGTAGATGTCGGACATTGAGAGCCTTTTTATCCGTTTCTGTGGCGGCAGAAGGAATATCCACTGCTGTGGATAGTACTTAACTATCACTATGGGATGGTCTCTTCTGTCTAACGGCGCTGGAAATCCAACGCATGCCTTTAAAGACCACTATGGAAGCAAGAATTCACCCGTCTCGTTTTCTACAGGAGGTTACATGTTCTCAGAAATAGTTCTTTCTTTAGCCATTACTTACGCGCCATCAATCAACCAGATTGTCAGAACACTTTGCCTGGCAATCAGCCTGGCGCTTTTAAAACGCTACGGCATTATCAAGCCCACCCGCAGATAGGCTTTGTAATGCCTGCTTAGCTAATCAGCAACTCAGGCTGCGTCACCTGCATGATGTGCTCATGCTCAAGCTTCAGCACGCGTTTTTCCTTCTTCCGTTCGTTCATCAACCGGCTGCCAATCGTTCCCTTCAGCTTTGAGCGCGTTTCTTTAATGGCGTAGCGGTGCTGCATTTCTTCACCCATCGCCATGCGTCGGTTTAGCTGCTCGGCCATCCAGTTAAAGGCATTGATATAACACTCCTTTACTGCGGCAGCTGTTTTGCCAGTGAATCCCATCACGAGCATCATGCATCCGTCGCGGGTGATGTTATACATAGGCTGAACATCGCCATTTTTATCAATAAAATCAATGGGCGCAAAATTGCGCTGGGTGAAGTCATCGGAGCATTTCAGGTTACGTATGGCACGCAAAACGTCCTTGTGTCGCTTGCCAAAGTAATCCGCCACCTTGAGTGATGTGGTGATTATCTTGTTGTCGAGGGTGGTGACCATTTCACGAAAATCGAAAGCCGGAATAACTGACGGATTATTCATAGCGTTTACCTTTCTTTGAGATGAACCGTTGCCGCATAGGAAGTCAGCCCACCGAGGCTCGCCAGCACTAACTGACATCCTCAACGGCTCATTCCAAAGGGTCTGGTTCGGTGGTTATTGTGCGCATGCGGTGCGCGGTGAAATGCCAACATGAACAGCCCCACAGCAAGCAAGGCTTGATTAAACCATTTAAATTCAAATAGATATAGTCGCGATATGAATAGCTATTGGTTGAAATGAATAGCTATGAATAGGCATGACCAACAAAAATATTTTTCACTTTTGCTTATCTGATGCACTGCGTGTTGATGTAGTCATGCATGCCGCGAATCATCTTGTCAGCGGTTTCGATTCCGTCCCGGTGATCGAAATAATTCCGTCGAGCGTCTGGAGTAAGTTCGGGGGCTCCTGCATCATCCACGCCGGTGGCGGAGGTGGTTTTGGACACTCCTGGGCAGGTTGCGGAGATGCGCAGCCGCTTAGCGCCAGAATCGACATCCCGACGCAAATCGCCAATGGTTTTTTTCGCATCGGCTAATTCCTTCGTGTATTTGGCATCCAGCGCAGCGACATCACGCTGGCGGGTCTGCATGTCTTTGATGATGGCGTTCGCCAGGCTGAGATTCTTGGTGGCTTTGTCGCGCTGGTCTTTGTAGGTGATGGCGTTGTCACGGTAGTGGTTAACCTTCCACGACAGCACGACAATTACAGCCAGGATGACAGCAGGAAGCCAAAACTTTTTCACCAATGAGATGATGACCGTGTTCATAATGCAGGATCGCTAACTTTTCCACCTGCGTCTTTGAACTTAGCGATCAGGTTGTCAGCCTTATGTTCGAACTGACCATATCCAGCGCCTGGCAGCGATGCCCAGATATTGCTGCAACGGTCGATAGCCTGACGGATATCACCGCGATCAATCATCGGTAGCGCGCCACGCTCCTTAATCTGCTGGAGCGCAACTGCATCCTGGCTGGCTGGGGAGAAATCCTTCAGGCCAAGCTGTTTGCGATACGCATCCCAATAACGGGACAGTAACTGATAACGCCCGGCTGCCGTGGATTTCAGTTTAGAGTTAATGGTGACCAGCCTACGAGGGTGATCGGAGTAGTCAGTGAATAGCGACCCGCCAACAATCACGTCATAACCGTGGTTTTTGGTCGGCTGCCGTCCATTGTCGGTTCCTTCTGACCATGCAAGCATATCCAGAAAGGCTTTTCGCTGTGCGTTGATTGCCTGCATGATTTACTCCGTGATGACGACCTTCGCCAGATTCCCGCGCGCCAGCCACACCGCCATGCAGATGACGGAGTTAAGCAGCAGATCGCCGAGGTTAACCTGTACGTAGTGGCCGAGAAGAATGTTGAAAGCGTTGAATCCGGCGGCAAGGATGACCAGATAGGCCAGCACCGCGACACTCAGGCGATGACGCTTTCCCTCCTTCCGGAAAAACATCAGCCTGACCATGATTAACAGGCAAACTATGGCGTTTGCATCCATCAGAAGAAGCTGCCATGTCATTTATCTTCCTCCCCCAGCCCAGGCATCTTCCCGCTTTTTGATTTGCGGAGAATACGCAGCAGGACTGCCACGGAAATGGAAGCAGTGACAATTGCACCGACAGCTGGCGATACCTCAATGCTGGCCGGTGGCTTCATCAGGCTTAACGGCGTGTTGATGATTCCGGCCATGATTTTCGCCATGGGTACGGAGAAGAACACACCACTGATAAACGATATCAGCGCAAAGATAGCCTGCTTCCAGAGTTGATGGGGATCTGAGGTCAGAACGTATAGCGCCGTTCCGGCGAGTGATCCGAGCATCACTGCTGGAGTCGCCTCCGGAAACAGCGTGGCAAAGGTTACACCGACTGATGACGATGTAAGACCAACGCCTACGATAGTGAAGGTCTCAGACATATTTATTCCGTGTGTAGTTGGTTCAGGCCCTCGGGACGATTTAACAAGAAGGCATGTCGAGGATGGTTCCCGGGGCCTGGAATAAAAAACCTGGCGACAAGCCAGGAAGATGAGGGTAAGGCAATGTCGGCTCTCTGGCCTAAGGGTCCCAGGTAGTGGGTTCTGGTGCCGGGCAAAGGAATCGAACCTCTGACGCGCAGCTTACAAGGCTGCCGTTCTGCCACTGAACTAGACCGGCGAATTTGGAGCATCTGGCGGGGATCGAACCCGCATCTTCTGGTTGGAAGCCAGACGTAATTCCCAAACTACGACAGATGCAGAATTGGCGGGACAGGAAGGATTCGAACCTTCGACCATTCGGTTAACAGCCGAACGCACAACCGCTGTGCTTCTGACCCTGAAATGAAAAAGCCCCGCACGATGGCGAGGCTCTTGATTCTTTGTCGACCTACGAAGCTATGGCGACGATATCAGATTTATATGAAATATATGCGTTTCAGTTCGGTTTTGCAAGACTTGCATCTAAATTTGTCGCCTTTTGTTGTGAACGTGATCGCGTTACTGAGATAAGCGCACCGCTATCGAGTCGCTTAAAGCTGTTACGCATTGCCAGCCAGTGAGGCAGATAGGTTTCCGTCCAGGTCGATTTCGCCACTCCCGCCAGTTCCGCGAGCACCTGATATTCGTATGTCTCACGACCCGCCAGCTCCGCTTTGACGTCCTGCGCCGCCAGCCAGATTAGCTTTTTCAGGCGCTCCATCGTCTTGCCGGCCACTTTCTTCGCGCCGAGCTGTTCCTGGAACTCTGCCCACGCCCACTGGGTGATAGTCACCTGGTATTCGAAGCGGTTATTCTCGCTGTAGTTCCATAGTAGCCACGCTTTCTGATGGTCTTCCAGAGACAGGACAGCGCGGCGCCATGACGCAGTGCCAAACTCTACCGGGCTGACAAGCGCGATGGATGAACCCTTGGCGCGGGACTGGCTGCCGCTCATCGCCGGGCCGTCCGGGTTAACTTTACGGCCGGTGACCGGATCAGTGATTTTCTTACGTCCCCGGCTGCGCGCCGTCGCGGTGAATTGCGCGTTCTCTGCAAAAGCTACCAGCTGCCCTTTCGTCGCCCCGCTCAGATCTGCGGTCGCCACAATGAGCTGCTGACGTACGTATTCCAGTTGCTGACTGTTCATGCGGCTTCCTTCTGTGGCTGGTTGGTTTTGGTCTGGCTGTGCTTTGCTATGGGTGGCAGGTTGGCGCGAACCTGGCTTTCGTACTGGTAACGGAGAAAGTCGGAGAAGGTCATGCAGCCTCCTGCTGTTTCAGTGCGCGAAGGTCTGCCCTAGCTTTGGCGCGGATGCCATCCAGTTCTTCGCGGGTGTATCGGTGGGTTTCGTTGTTGGATTCAAGGGCCAGTACGCGCTCTTCGCCGATCAGTTCGACCAGGGCGGCGCGGTATGCCTCAATGTTCCCGGATTTGTGAACGTTGCAGGCGGAGCACTGGAGCCAGATATTGTCCGGGTTAAAGCGGAGCTGCGGTGCGGCGGCCGTGGTGCGGTAATGCCCAGCATGCCAGGCAAACGCGGCCTTGGTTCCGCAGGAGATACAGCCGTGCCCGCCGGCCAGCAGCATTTCGCGACGCCAATCGTTGAAAGCGCGCTGAGTCATCTGCACCCAGTGACGGATCGGCTTCAACTCGTTGCGACGTTCAGCGCGACGCTTGCGCCCGGCCTTTTCTGCCTCCTTCTGCTCCCTGATGCGCTTGGCTGTCTCTTTCACCTTCTGCTTAGATCGCAGTTCCAGTGCATAGATAGCGCCATGCTCGGGACTGCACCACCATACGTTGGCGAAGGTGGCGGTGAATTTCTCTTTGCATACCTTACAGGTGCGACGAGTTGGTTTACGCATGACCTCTCCTTGCCGCCAGGCGCAGCCATTTCTGATCGACGAGACGGGCGGTGTAGCCCTTGAGGGTTGGGATTTCTGAAGGTGCAGGAGCTGGCTTGCGCTTAGCTCTGACCTTGAAGATGTGATTACTCATTACGCGAGCGAGAGGGCTAGCCACGGGCACCTCCAAAGCGAGAAGCCCATTCCATAGCCAGGCGTGATTCATCACCCCAGCGGACGTTACGCTCAGCACCAAAGGCGTGGATTAACTCGATGAGGTCACGCATCTGGCCGACGGTCATTTTGCTGGTTGACTGACCCAGCACCACGAAGCCATTACCCTCTAGGTTTGGCACGACTTCCTGCTTAACCAGTGCGGCAGTGAAAATGTGTTTCCAATTCTCAGAGGAGAGCTTGCGGCCATGCCATTCAACCTGCCTGCTGACGTCACTCAAAATTGCCCAGAGCTTGGAATTCTGGTCAATGGATCGGGTCATCTCCTTTATCTCGATGACGACCGGCCGCTTCTCGTCGAGCTGCAGCTGGTTAATCGCATTGATGGCATTGGCGCGAATGCTGGTGTTACGGAGAAGGAATTGCTGCTTCATACGCCACCTCCGAGAGGTAACGCAGAATGCAGAAAATCGCAGGTGCATTTCTGCATCTGTGGCAAGGTGATACGTTCAAGTTGTGGTCGCATTTAATGTCCCCATCAAATGCGCAGAAGTCTTACCGTCGGGCGTTCAACTCCGACGGCGACTTAATTATACCACTAGTTTTGAGAATGAGTTATCAATTCACTCGATGTGTAACAGGTTTTGGGTTTTCGCGAAGGATTGCGACATGAAGATCCTCCTCTGACGGGATGACATCAGCGGCAACGTTATATCTCTTTCCATTGCATTCGATTACGTGAACATTGAGTTTGTAAAACTTCAATGGCGCTATGTCCGGGACTGGCTCTCCAGCCTTTAGCATTACTGGTTTTGTGACGACTTCGAAAACATCCTGATTATCTTCCCCCTGCCTAACATCACCATTGTACCCATGACCAAAAACAATATAGTCCTGCATGCTCGCCCTTGCCTTGTGTAGAATTAGAGGTATTAAAATAAGCCCCATTCAGTGAGGCTTGTATTTTAATTTGTGGATAGTGTCAGATCCGTCTCATAACGCTAACAAATAAATAGAACATGATTGCATCGACTGGGTTAGGCATCATCTTTTCCCCAGCAGGCGAGTAAAGAAATTATCCTTCACGCTTTCCCTGAACCATTCAGGAGGCTGGTTGCCGATAACCATCCGCTTTGCCTTGTCAGACTTGCAATGCGGACATCGAGAGGCGCCATTGATTTCAAAAGCGGAGTGTTTACCGCAACTACCGCATTCCAGAAATGCCTTCATCACTTCACCTCCTGCTGCGGTGCTGACGACGATAGGCGTCCCATAATGCGGATAGATGATGGCGGACTCATTTTCTTGAATGTCCCATTGTTGGTCTTCACTCCGCGTGAGTTGCTATGAATGACCATGATGTATCCATCACGGGAAAAGACATGCGCGGTCTTTGTTGAGTGGTCATAGGCCACGTCGGTGCCAAACTTGATATGCTGCCGCTGCTTCTTATGACAGGTGACCATGCCTAACCGCTTTGGTACAAGCTGACCTTTTTTAAATAGTTCCATCACGCCTCCTGCTGCGGTGCTGCTGGGAGTGGCATCCAGTGGGTGACGAGCCAGTTAAATTCATTGCTCCACTCTCCACCCTGATAGCAAGCCATTGCCTGGTGGTCACAATATCCATCTAACTTTGAAGCTACTACCCATACCAAATAGTGACCTTCAGTTTCAGGCATCCGCTCACTGCAAGCCACCCAACCATCCGTAATCGACGGAGAGTTGAGAGCATCGCGCTCTGCCTGAATATTCTCAGCGTCGATTGCTATGCCAGAGTTGCGAATTGCTGCCACCCCTTCGCGCAACTTGTTAGCCGTCGTTACAGGTTCAGCACCCTGAAGCATGGCGGCGCGGCAGGCGTTCCAGCCATTGTTGTAGCTCCACAGTAGCGGGTGGTCGTCACTGTCGATATCATCTGCCAGGGCATCAGGCACAGATACCGGCGCTGGCGGGGCGGTGTATAACCGAGTGCCATCTTTGAAATTCTCCCAGTCAGCCTGACCATCAGCGGCTATGCACGCCACCCTTGCATCCGGGTGGCATCCGCAATCGTCATACTCGCCGAGAACAACCTCGCCCACAGGTTCAGTCGTCAGCACTGCCAGTGCGATTTCTGCCAGGCGCAAATCAGTTGAAATGTCGTCACGCTCGAATGGATCTTTTACGTACTCCAGAGATGCGCGCAACATGGTGATATTTCCCTCTGCCTGCTCGATCAGATTCTCTTTGGTTAATGTCATGGGTTAGTCCTCGAAATTTTGTGCCCCGGAGCGAAAGCGCGAGTCCTGTCTTTGCTGATGCGCCATCCATGTGACCTGGCCTCCTTAGCGCATTCTGACCATGTGCTGCCGACATACTCGCCAAACTCTGGCCCGTGCCATGTTTCTTCTGAGCAGGTCTTGCAGTCGCAGTAAAGGTGCATGGTGTAATTGGCTGCTATGGCCATATCACCCCTCCCCGTTGATGCGGCCAGTTGATGCCAGCGCTGCCTTAGAAGAGTCGATATTCCACTGCGCATCACCGCAACACAGAATCTCGTTTGATGCTTCATGGCCGAACGCATCTGTATGCTCGATAAATTCGTGAGCACTCTGGAGGTGGTGTGATAGCTCAGCAACCCGCTTCTCTGCGACTTCCTTCTCGACTCTCAATCGGCCCACCGTAAGCATCAGGTCTTGATTCTCTTCATCACGCTCTTTCGCGTAGCTCTGTGCTGCTTCCAGCTCATCCAGCAGCGCCAGCACGGTTTGTGAGTGCATGTCCATGTTGAACACGCCATGCTCTTGAGCTTTCTCTGCTGTTTGGCGCAGAGCCCGTTTGTCGATGTTGCTCATTGGGCGGCCTCCTTAGCGCATGCGCTCTAATGTAACGCCAGAACTAACCAAGTCTCGGCAGTGGCTGATTATCTCCGAGCGAGAAGCTCCTCGCCACGGTGAATAGAATGGCGACTCGTCTACATCGATATCTGGATCCCAACCCACGGCATCATGAGCTTTCCCTATGCCTTCCCAGTCTGTCGTGTTGTCGATGAGCCAGGAGTAAAGAAGCCATTCACAGTCCTGGTAATCGCTCTCGCCGTAGTAGTCAGGACCGAACCAGACAACCCATTCATCGTGGTAAACAGTTCCGTGATAAGATTTGAAAGAGTTGCTTTCCAAAGAGAACTCGTTACCCGCGAGGCTAGGGAAAAGAGCAACCAGCAGCTCTTTCGCGTTTTTAGAAAATTTCTTCTCAATACGCGCTTTGGTATTTGAATGCTTGCTCACACTGCACCTCCCTGGCGAACACCGATAGCAAAACTGCGCAGGCCCTGCTGCACCCACATGGAAAACTGATCGCTTTTGGCTGCCATCTCTATGCCCTGAGCCCGCACTTCAGCCAGGAAAGCGTCGGTCGCCGGGGTTTTATTCATGACGTAGACAGTGTCCTCTCCAGCCTCATGACCGCAGATGTAACCGTGTAACGCGGGTTGATACGTCTCACGACCAAACAGCCCCAGGCGCTCACCCAGCTCCTGAATATCGTTTCCATCCATATCACAGCCGTCGCCGGTGGCATGGAAACAGGTTTTGACAAAATCCTTCAGCCCCGCATTCTCCGCAGCCAGCACCTCGCACTTGGCTTCCATCGCGCTGGTTGCGGCCTGCCAGATATCCCAAGACCACTGGGTGGATTGGAAGTAATAAGCACCATCAATCCCTGACCGATAGATATCGTGGCCGTTCTTTTCTGCCCACGCTTCAAATATCTCTCTGCTGCTCATGCTGATACCTCTGCGATAGTGAAAGTCATGCTTTCCAGTTTCTTCTTCTGCTTCTCGATGGATTTAAGCTTCGCTTCACGGCGGCGCTCACAGTCAGCCAGTGCTTCTTCTTCGGTAAGCCAGAAATCCTTGCCGTGAGCTGTTTGCTGGTAATAGCTTCCAGGAAATCTGTATGTCGCCATCTTCACCTCGGAAGATACTTCAGCCATCACGCAGAACGGGCCCTCAGTGAGTGCATATTTGGTCACGAAGACTTCGGTTAATTTCTCTTTGCTCATACTTCTGCTCTCCCGCCCCTGACTGATGCCAGGCGCTCGTTGAATAGGGTTGTGAGGGGGTTGGCTGTACGTGTGAATGTGCTCATGCTCGAGCTCTTCCGCAGACCATCAGAACGCGCTTCATGGCCTCGCTTTGACGACATTCCTGGCAGATCACGTTACTGTCGGTGCGCAGAACTAACTTCGAATTTCCCCGAGGAATTACCGGGATGGTGTCCGGCGCGTAACGCATGCCGTAACTGGTTAGTCTGTAGAGTCGTTGGCCATGTTTACCTTCGTACGCTATAAGGTCGTCAGCCAGCAGAGTGCTTAACGGCCCAGATATCTTTTTTGTGGTCATGCCAAGCATTGAGGACAGCATGACGGTGTTGATGCCGGGATTATTGCGCAGGGCCGCCAGTAACTGCTCTCGTATCGTCATACTCATGATTTCGGCCCTCTCAACCCGTGTTTTTCTCGAAGCTCTGCGACCCTGGCAAGACTTTGCGCCCTACCCAATGGCTTACCACCGAGGATAGGCAGCGTCTTGGTTGGCGCTGGAATCACTTCCCCTGAGTTAATTCGGGTTGCCATGAGCGCCAGTTCACCTGACGCCTTACGACGTAACTCAGCGTCACTCAGGTCGTTTGCTCGCATGTTCTGGTACAGCCCGGTGATCATCCAGTACTGTGCGTTCGACTCCCATGGGTATGATTCAGCATCAGGGTAGAGACCACGATCGCGGCAGTACTGATAGACCTGGCTAACCAGTTCGTCTGCGCTTGGCAGTCCTGCCACGCTCGCCATCTCCGATTTGCACCAGGCGATGAACTGGCCGGGCGATGGCAGAAAGGGCTTCTCCTGTCGGCGGGCTACGCGCATACCGGCGGCGACCTGCTCCATTGTGCTGATGCCGTTCTCCCGGAATGCCAGCACCCACTGGCGGCGCAATTCGTTCATGTCCTCCTGGCTGCGATTTGCTACAGCCGCCGGGAATGTGGCCGTGAGCTGGGTAAAAACTCCATTGATGACCTGAGCGACTCGTTCTACTGGCGCTTTGTCTTCGTACTGCTCTGGCAGGTTGTGCGCTACGCGGCGCATCTGGTCGCGATGCAGTTCGTGCATCTGCTCGGCAAGGCTTTTCATAAATCCACCCCGTGTATCCAGTCAGTGTTGTTCATGTCGATTTTTGGCTTACCAGAGGCCGGTGCCGCCGCCTGCTTGTTGCGCTTGATATCCAGCTGAGTCCACTTTTCACGCAGAGTTGACGGGCATAAAACGTTGCCCTGCCAGAAGCTGTCGTTGCAGGCCCACTTGAAAAGGTGAGCGATTTCTTTGTGCGTCCGGCCATCTCTCTCGCGCATCAGGCGAATATCGTTAGCCCATCCCGCCCAGGCAGGTTGCTTTGCAGATGGGGCGATGCGCTGGACTTCACTGAACAGCCACTCGGCGCAGCGGAGGTCTTCAGAGGTTCCCCACTTGCCGCCGCTCTGGATCGCAGCATCAGGTTTCATGACAGGAGGTTTCTTTCCCGGCTTGTCAGAGGATTCGTCAGAATTCTCGGACGTAGAGTTATTTATATTCTTGTTATTACCTTCTTGTTCATGATGTGCGGGGAATTGTGCGGCCTTATGTGCGGCATACCCGTCTGAACCCGCGCCGTTACTGGCTTCGTCATGTGCGCCTGTATGTGCGGCTTTATGTGCGGGTAAATCGCCCATTTTTTGAGCATATTCGACATAATTTGTGATGGTGATCACCCTGCCTTTTCGCTTCTCTCCCTCGATGGAAATCATCCCTTCGCGGACGAAAACAGACAGCATTCTCTCCACTGCGTCGCGGCTTGTCGGGTTGCCCTGACGGTCACACAACTGAAGGCCAAGATCTGCAGCAGTGACGACCAGTTGACCGGGTTGCAGAGGCCAATGCTTGCCCTTGAAGAATGCCGTGTATGGCTGTCTGGCTGCGTCAATGAGCAGGTTCTCCCACAGCGCGCGCAGGAACACATCCTTAGCCCAGGACTTCTTCTTGATGCTCCGGTACAACGGGACGTAACCAGACTTCTGGTTCTCCATCCTGTTGCTCCTTGCGGCTGAGTGCGCCGCGAAATTTGCGTAAGCGACGTTCGACACAGTTAAACCTCCTGCGCCTGGCGTTTTGGATTAGCGTTTGTCATAATGACCTCGCAATTGACTGACGTTTGTTGCACCAGAAAGTCGGTTCTGTTCGCGCAGACCGGCTTTCGCCATTTCTGTAGCTCTCACATGACCCCCAGCATCGACGTGACCATCGTCATCAGCGGCCCTACCTGCTCCGGCATGAGGCGGAACAGTGAAGCTATACCCTCGCTTACCTCTTTCAGCTTCTGATGCTCAGGAGCGTCCAGCAGCACGGCCTGCTTAGCTTCGGCACACTCTTTCATCGCAGAGGCGATCAGCGACATCGTGTCGTTCTGTGGCGCCAGGCGGTTTCGGTACTCCAGAGGCAGGACGGCCATAATTGCGGGCGTAAGCTGGCGCACGTTCTCGCGGTACTGTTCGGAGTCGAAGCGGTTATCCAGAAAGCGAAAGAGCTTCTGCCGCGCCCTGCTGATGTCTTCCGGGAAGCTGATGGCGGTCCCGCCCTGCTCCCGGTATTCGTTGATGATCAGCGCCGAAACGACGTCCTGATTGTCCAGCGCTGACGACCATGCGCGGACCGCATCGCGGATCTTTTCGTGGTCCGGCGCCGCCTTGGCTTGAGCGCGGTTTATCATCGCTCCCGGGTGTATTCCGGTATTGTGTTGATACGCAAGTGAATGCATTGCTTTCCCTTTCGTTGTTAGGGCCGCCGGTTAGGCGGCATGGTTGTCAGGATGTGGAAAGATGGACGGCAGGTCCGGGCGGAATTCATGAGCCTGGATTTCACCACCAACCGCTTTCACCAGCTCAGGAACGTGAACTGGGGAGATGCGTTTCTTTCCGTTAAGCCAGTCGCAGATAGTGGACTGGGCTTTACCGCAACGTTTTGCCAGTTCTTTCTGGCTGCCAGCGATGGCGATCGCTTTCTCTACTGCGGAGTTCTTCTCTACTGTTGGGGTCTTCATAATCACCTCAGCTATCAGTTTAAAGCGATTATGGTTATCACTTTAGCGAATGTCAATCGCATAGGCGATTTTTTGCTAAATAATCGCTTGAGCGATAGAGTTAAAGGAGTTATTAACAGAGGTGAATATGGGATTCTCGGAGCGCCTGGCGCAGGCAATGAAATATGCTGGATATACACAGGGCCGGTTAGCCAAAGATGTCGGCATGGCTCAGTCCAGCGTCAATAAGCTACTCAAGGAAGCGAACGGCTCCCGTAAAACTGTTGAGATTGCCTCTGTTCTGGGTGTGCGGCCGGAGTGGCTGTCTACTGGTGAAGGGGAAATGGCTTCAAGTAGCGCAAGAGAACCGTCTGCGCTATACCAGGTTAAGCCGTCACTGAATGGAATTTACCGCGTGGATGTACTCGACGTTAAAGCCAGCGCTGGTCCGGGCAGCATTGTCACCAGCGATTTCATTGAAACTATTCGTGCCATCGAATACACAACTGAACAGGCGCGCGCTTTATTTGGCAACCGGCCAGCTACCCACGTTAAAGTCATTACCGTCAATGGCGACAGTATGGATGGGACGATTTCGCCAGGCGATCAGATCTTCGTTGATACCGGCGTTACACATTTTGACGGTGACGGGGTTTATGTCTTTGTCTTCGGAAAAACCCTCCATGTTAAGCGTCTTCAGATGCAGCGAGACAGGCTGGCAGTAATATCCGATAACCCGATTTACGAAAAATGGTACGTCGAGCCTGAAGATGAGGACGCGTTCTACGTCATGGCTAAAGTACTGCTGAGACAGTCAGTCGATTATAAAAGATTCGCATAACAAAATTTACACAGTAATTACTCTGGGATGGGAAGATGAAAAAATTAGCAGCTGTAGTTATCACCTCTGCATTGCTCAGCGCGTGTGCGCAACCACCTTATGCCCGTATTGCTTCTGATTACGATCAGAAGATGGCTGAGGCTAAAAAACATGATGCCGAGTTTGCCGAGAAGGTGAGAAATATCAATCTTGAAACAGCCGATGTCGGTGAAAAGCCAAAGAACTATAAAGAGCTGGTTCAGGCAACAATCAAGGATGCCTTAAAGGATCCTGATTCCGCGAAATTCAGCGACTTCTCTCCACTCCGCAAAGAGGTTATGGTTGAGAACAGGAACTTTGTTTACGGTTACTCGACGTGTGTTTTCGTGAACGCAAAAAATTCTTATGGCGGATACACAGGTAAGCAACTTTACTGGGCCTTTATCCGCAACGGACAGGTTCTTAGGTTTAAGAATACCAATGACGAGTACGGAGACTTGATCTTCGTAGGCAGAAAAGTTAACTGCAACTGATTAACCAACCGGCGAAAGCCGGTTTTTTTATACCTCCATCTACTACCTTCAATTCTCTCCAATCAAACCGCCTTCAACATCACTTTTTTCTATTTCGTTTTAAAAAAATATCGCTTTAACATTCAATGAATTATCACTTTAACGATGATAAATATCGTTTTGGCGATTGACTGAAATAATCGCTTTAGCTATTGTTAGCCCATCGAAACGAACTCGACAGCTGAGCGAAGTTAGCCAGCGGCGGACAGCAAGTCGCCTGCTTTTTAACAACATGCAGATTTACAGCGTCAATGACCTGTTAAGACCCCTACACGAAAACGTGCTGTATCACCGGGTGCGATCCGGTCGGTGAGAGAGTATCCCCGCGCGAGAGCGAGAACGGCGTGAGAACGGGCAACACTGGCAGGGAGTTGGCGCTGATTCAACCAAGAGGAGGAATGGGTATGTAACAACAAGCGGGTAGACCGCAGTCGAAAGGCAATGCAGCAGTCATGATGCTGCCCTGAGTCGCCAGCTGGCGAGCCTGTGTAGTGACGGGTCAAGGTTCTTATATCAAAACAAGCTCCGGTAAAGCAGCGCGAAGGCCAGACGCGCACCGGTTATCAGCGGCGATGAGCGACAAGATCTCAAGGGCATGAGCGCGGCCACTGCGAGAGTGTGGCGAAGTGCTTTGGGGTGAAGCGGCGTGGATAGACGGAGACACGCAACGTGGCGCACGAACACAAGCAATTCGTGGCTGGGCAGGAAGGTGGCCCACAGTAGCGCGGATGAGCGGACTGGAACACATCGCCGGGGTAACGTCCGGCCTTCACCACCAAAGCATTTCACAGCGCGTTAATAACAACTTATTGAGGTGAGGCAATGGGCAGGAAATTTAAAGTTTATCTGGATTCCGGGGCGAATTGCCAGAGTCGCTATGAGGTAGAGGTTGATCTGGACGACTTTGGACTCTCTTCAGAGGAATGGGATGAAATGACGCAGGAAGAGCGGGATGAAACCATGAAGGAAGTGGCATGGGAACGCATGGAATGGGGCTACAACGAAATTAAATAGGTCGCTCCGGCGGCCTTTTAGCGGGTAACTACAGAGGGTAAGGGTATGGCGGATTACAAGTTTTTCATGTTCGACCCAGATAACGGATTCGAAACTTATAAGACAGCCGAAGAGGCGAAGGCAGCAGCTGAAGAGGCTATCGACTACTACCGTGGCGATGCCGGTGATGGGTGGCCGGAAGAAGTGGAGCAGGTGTGCTGGGGTGAGATTAAGCAGGATACTCAGCAGGTAGGACTGCGACCCCGAGACGAAGAGGACAAGAGTAGTAGCGAGATGATTTGCGACTACCAACTGACAGATATCTAACCCGCTCCGGCGGGTTTTTTATCGGCCATACATAGGCAGATTTTCGAGTCTGCCCATTTATGACAACCGGCGGCCATCCACCGCCCCTTAGCGCAGAAGACTTTTAACGTTCAGCGGCCCGGCTTAAGGGCGGAGATGATTATGAGTAAAGCACAGCCAACAACACGCCTGACTGAGCCAGAAATGGCAAAGCTGGCAGTTAAGATGGTTCAGGAATTTGTTAATGCCTGCCACTGCCAAAACGGAGATGACGTCCTGCTGGCGTTAAGTTTCTGGCTGAATGTTGGCATTGATGCAGGTGAGCTTGTTAAGCATGGGCAAAAGGTGGTGCTGCAATGATGACAGTCTCCCACAACGGCAAGCAGTACACCGCCAAAAAGCTCAACGATAACGAGTGGCAGCTGACGTCGGTATCGGCGCCGCGCGACAAGCTGACGCTTAACCGCTGGCAGATGCATATCGCTGGCCTCCTGAAACAGGTTGAGGTGAAGGTATGATCAACCACTACGGCACAACCCCGCTCATTCGCCAGTGCGTCACGCCCGGCATGATGGCAATGCATGAAGGCCGCACCTATCGCGTCTCAGCAGTCATTCAGGAGCGCAAATGGGTGTACCTGCACACCGATGCAGAAATCATACGTCTCAGTGACTGCGTGATTGACGTCCTTCTGGACGGTCACGGCAACCCTATCCAGCACTAACCACCCTATTCAACCGATCGGCCTGGACTAACCGGGAGGCATTGCCATGCTTTCAATTCAGAGGTTAAAGGAGTTATTTCACTACGACGCAGAGACTGGGATTTTCACCAGGCTAAAAACTGCCGGCGGCATGGTTACCGGCTCTATCGCTGGGTCGTTAAACCCTATGGGTTATCTTCGAGTATCTATCGACCACGAAAGATATTTATGCCATCGACTGGCATGGCTTTATTCGTATGGTTCGTGGCCTGAGCATGAAATAGACCACATAAACGGCATAAGAACTGACAACAGGTTATGCAACCTCAGGGACGTTCCTCACTGCATTAATCAGCTAAATAAGCTCTCTCCAAAAAACAACACAAGCGGCGTCAAAGGCGTTTATTGGAATAAGAAAGATAAACGCTGGCACGCACGCTGCTCTATCGACGGCAAAAAATACCACCTTGGCAATTTCACCGACCTTAATGAGGCCAGGGCCGTTGTCGTTGCAGCAAGAGAGCGCATGCACGGCAAGCATGCCGTTCATGAAGAAAGAAAACCGGAGAATCTATGAACGCATACCTCACTTACGACCGCATCGAAGATCGGCGCTGGGTTGAGCAGCAGCTCACAGACGAGAAAGAGAAGTGGATCGACGACCGGGCGCAGCAAATCATCGACATGATGCCTAAAGAGCCGTCAGGCCTCTTCCACTTCACAATCCCGATTGACTCCAGCCCATACGAAGGACTTCGCAGCGATAAAGCTGGCGAGGCCTACAACGATTTCATTTCGGCAGTTGCTTACGCCCAGGCGGAATACGACTGGGAACACCGGACCGGCTGCCCGTTTTAATTTTTGAGGGGATTAACAATGAGTACTGCACTTTCCACCATGGCCGGGAAACTGGCCGCACGCCTCGGCATGGATGCCGGTACAGACCTGATGAATACTCTGAAGAACACAGCATTCAAAGGTGGCAATGTCACGGACGAGCAGTTCACAGCCCTGCTGATCGTCGCCAACCAGTACGGCCTGAATCCATGGACCAAAGAGATTTATGCCTTCCCAGATAAAGGCGGGATTGTCCCGGTCGTCGGCGTTGATGGATGGGCTCGCATTATCAACGAACATCCTCAGTTCGACGGAATGGAATTCTCATACGACAAAGAGGAAGGCGCGTGCACCTGCAAGATTTACCGCAAAGACCGTAAGCACCCGACCATTGTCACTGAGTACATGGGAGAGTGTAAACGCAATACTCAACCCTGGCAGTCCCACCCTACCCGCATGCTTCGCCACAAGACGCTTATACAGTGCGCGCGCCTGGCATTTGGTTTCGCTGGCATCTTCGACCAGGACGAGGCAGAGCGAGTGATTGAAGGAACAACGGCAGAGGTTCATGCGGGCCATGAATCAGATAGCCGTCGCCCGGATCTGATCGCAAAAGGTGAGTCTGCCGCACGCCTTGGAACCGTTAAGTATCAGGAGTTTTGGGTGGCGCTGAGCGCTGAAGAGAAGCAGGTGATCGGCGCAGTTGAGAAGCGACGCATGTATGACATGAGTCTTGCCGTCGACAACGCCGAACCTGTCAATGTCTCAGAAACGGAGGCTGAATGATGGAGCAACGCACCCCTGAATGGTTTGCTGCGCGCTGCGGCAAGGTCACAGCCAGTCGTCTGTCTGATGTCATGGCCCGGACTAAGTCAGGCTACTCCACCAGCCGCCAGAACTACATGGCCGAGCTGATTTGCCAACGGCTGACCGGGAAGCTGGAGGAAGGTTTTTCGAATGCTGCGATGATGCGCGGCACTGAACTTGAGCCAGTGGCGCGCGAAATGTACGCGCTGAATGAGTTCGATGCGGAAATCACTGAAGTTGGACTCATCGATCACCCGGTCATACCCGGATTCGCAGCCAGCCCGGACGGACTTGTTAACGACGACGGGCTTATCGAAATCAAATGCCCCAACACCTGGACCCATCTTGAAACGCTGAAAACTGGCGAGCCAAAGCGCCAGTACATGCTGCAAATGCATGCGCAGATGATGTGCACCGGGCGGAAATGGTGTGATTTCGTTAGTTTCGATGATCGCCTGCCGCCTGACCTCGCCTATTTCAAGAAGCGAATTCATTTCGATGAAGAGCTGGCGCGCGAAATCGAGTCTGAGGTTAAGAGCTTCCTTGCAGATCTGGAATCGGAAATTCTGAAAATCACAGAGTGTGCAGCATGAAACGCACACCCTTTTACCGCAGGCCCGGGAGAACCGGGCAATTCTCCGGCCTACGTGAGCGCGTGATCTGGATGATTCAGACGCGCGGCCGCCCGGTAACCGGCAGCGAAATCGCTGAGAAGTTTGGCGTAACGCTCATCGAGTTCAACCGGGTCGCCAACGGCATCACCCGCGGTTCCGGGCAGATAGCGCAGATCGTTGAGTCGAAGAAATGGCTCAACGATGACGGCATCTGCGACCGCGCTTTCGACCTCGTTACGAAGCCGAAGGTTGTTACGCCGCAGGGTAAATCGCGGCTGTTCACCCGGCGCGCCATAGAGCAGTCACGGGAAGGCCGACGGCAGGAGTGCATTGAACGTGCCGCCCGCCGTCGCCGCCTGATTGCTCAGGGCCTATACATCGACGAAATGGAGTCAGTGCTATGAAAGCGTGGTCACTCGAAGAGCTTGCGCTGCTGTGGCGGCACTCAAACGCTGAAGTCGCGGAGATTACTGGCCGCTGCATTGAAGAGGTAGGAGATAAGCGGCTGCAAACCAATATTGAGCGTAATGGCTGGGATGTTAACGATCCGGATCGGGAGGGTGTATGACCGATTACACCGGCAGCAACACGCCAGCGGATCAGCGCGACCTCTGGCGCACTCCACCAGCCCTCTTCGCTTCCCTTGATGCTGAGTTCTGCTTCCAGCTGGATGCCGCCGCGGCGCCTCATAACGCGCTGTGCCGGAAGTTCATCACCGCCGAGCAGAATACACTGGAGACTCCCTGGGCTGATTACCTGAATGTACCTGGCTACGTCTGGCTTAACCCGCCTTACAGCGACATTACACCGTTCGTGAAGAAGGCCGCCGCCGAGAGCGCCAATCAGATCGGCACGGTCATGCTGGTACCGGCAGACACATCAGTTGGCTGGTTCAAAGAGGCAATCCAGACCGCCAGCGAGGTTCGCTTCATCACCGCCGGGCGGCTGGCATTTATCAACCCGGTCACCGGTAAGCCGGTATCGGGAAATAACAAAGGCTCGATGCTCATCATCTGGCGACCGTACCCGCGTACACATTGCCACTTCGCAACTGTGGACAGGGACGAGCTGATGGCTTTCGGGGAGAAACTTCTCGCCCGCCGGGAGGCCGCATGACGCCAGAAACTGACAACGCCATCCGCGCCGCCTGCCGCCGCTGCACCGAGGAAATCCAGCAGGCCATGCGCAAGAAGCCAAAGCCTAACTGGAACGAAACGGTGCCTCCCATCATCAACAAGCATCACAAGAAAATAGAAGCTCTGGGAGTTAGCCTCCTGGAGTTCGTCGTCAAAACTGGCCGCCTTAATGGGCGGTTTGGAGTTGAATCGTGACCAAATCACTACGCATTGAATTAGGTGACAAATATGTCGTCACCGGCTCGGCACATGACCTGATTTTGAATGAGAAGAAGATTGCCAAGGAAGGTAAATCAGCCGGGCAGGAAGTGCTTTCGCGGCTGGGTTATTTCAGCAAGTTCGAGCATCTAGTGCGGGAATTAATGCACAGGGAAATTCTGGAATCTGAAGCGCAGACGCTGACAGAACTGCGTGACCACATTCAGCAATTCAGCGAGAGGCTGGGTAAGGCGGTAGGATTATGAGCAAGTACCCAAGGGTGGGTGGCGTGTCAGCCAAAAGCAAAAACACCTCTGCTAAATGCAAATGCGGTGCAGTGGCGAAGTATAAAACGACCGTGGAAGTGAATATTTTCCGTGGCGATGACGAAGTGGTTTGGTCCTGTAACGAGCACAAGAAGGATTGTGCATTTCTGGTCAGTGGGCAAGGAGGTGCAGCTTGACTCTATCGCTTAACAGGCTGAAAGAGTTGCTTTTCTATGACCCTGATACTGGAATATTCACATGGATTTCATCAACAAATAACCGTAGACCGCCTGGAGAAACGGCGGGGTATATAAACAGTCTTGGTTATGTCCAAATTGGCATAGATTGTGGTCACTATAGCGCGCACAGGCTCGCCTGGATGTATGTTCACGGAGAACTTCCTGAGCTAGATATTGATCACATTAACGGGAACCCATCTGATAATCGACTCGAGAACCTTCGACTTGTCACGCATCAGCAGAACATGTGCAACAGAAAGAAAAGGAATGATAACTCTTCAGGTTATCCCGGGGTTTGCTTTCACAAAACCAATAACAAATGGCATGCGAGCATAAGAGTAAAAGGTAAGCGCATCCACCTTGGGTATTTTAAAACAGCAAAAGAGGCATATGACAAATATGTTGAGGCTTCAAAAAAATATCACTCCCAATACACAAGAGCCCAACCCTTATCGGGCTCAGAAAGAAGCGACCACCACAAGGCCTCTTAAAGAGGCTTTTTTATTGCTGGCGTTCACATTCAACCGAATTAACCGACAGTTCCGGGAGCATTGACCATGGACGATATCATCGATACCGCAGCAGAGATTGAAGAGCTTCAGCGTAACGCTGCCCTTTCCGCTCACCGCATCGACCGCAACGCCATATCAGCTGAGCGTTGTGAAGAATGCGACGAACCAATTCCCGAGCCGCGGCGCGCTGCCGTTCCCGGCTGCAAGACCTGCGCGGAGTGCCAATCCGTCATCGAGTTGAAGAATAAGCAGAGGGGACTGTCATGAACAACCGACAAGCGCGTAGGCTGCTTGGTGCTCACATCAATAACACATATCGAATCAGCAATAGACGCTGGTTGGTATGGGGTAGCAATTGGCCTTTTGTTTGGGAGCACGCAAAGCCATCACCGCGGCAGAAAAGGAAAGCCAAAGAGGTTGCAGCATACCGAAAGGAAATAAAGCGCAATCAGGAGTCAGCCCATGTTCAGGATAATCCAGCCTAACACCTGGTACTCCGATCCCCACGGCGCGCCCTGCAAAATCCTCCGCGCTACCCACGAAGTAATCCACTACATCCGCAACGGCTGCGCCTGCATCGCCAGCATGGGCCGCTTTAACCAGGATTTCGAGCCGCTGACCAAAGCACAGGCTGAGCGGATCGCCGAAGAAATCGAAACAGCAGAACACCTGAAGAAGCTGCGCGCCCAGCGTGCGGCATGAGGAGAAATTATGGGAAAGATGACGTTCGTATTTGAGTATGAGGACGGTAAAGAGCCGCCGGTTAGCGCTGGCATGGAGTTTTTGGGTGGGAAGATTGTAGCGGCTGCTTTTCGTGATGCTCTCGAAGAGCCTGAAGTATGTGATGAGATTGCCCCTGACCCTGAATATCTGGAAAAAATCCGCAGTCAGTTATGACGCAACTGATAGCCAGTTATGAGCTGGCTATTGGGTGCGAAAGCACTGCCACGTTATCCCTTTTGCCCTCCGCTGTGAGGGCATTCTTTTTGGGAGTTCACCATGCAATCAAACCCCATGACCTGGCTCATCGCCGCACTTATGGCGCTGGGTGCTCTCATCTCATTTCTTCACGAACCGGAAGGTGTGCAATGGCTGCTTTTAATGTGGGCGCATTAGTCCAGAAGAAGACCGGCGGTATACATGGCGTGGTGGATAGCCAACTGGAGCCGGAAGGCGATCATCCAAAAGCCTGGGTGCGTTGGGATGACGGCAACCACTCGGTGCATCACGAACACGAACTTCGCGCGGCTACTGTTGATGAGCCTCGCGTGTATAAGAAATTAGCGTAAGGAGATGGAAATGCCTGGCTTGACATTCAGTTCAAAATACATTGGGTTTCAGGACTACCAGCCAGACCCGGAAGACCTGTGCTCATTATGTGGAGGTAACTTTGGCAAGGCTGCCATGATTGAAGGCAAAGACAAGATTCACATCTGCATGGAATGCATTGACCTTCTTGGCGTCATGAAAAAGGAACGAGATGATAAGAAGCGCAATGAGGCGGCAAAAGGTCTCATTGACTATCTCGATAAAGAGACAGACATAGACAACGTGTTTTCCATAAATGATGTGATCAGCTTCTACGACGCTATAGCAGCCGGAAAGATTCCACACATCCGCATCGACTAGACCGCCGCAATGGCGGTTTTTTATTGGAGATAGATAATGACTCGTGAAGAAGCCATTAACAAACTCAAGATTCTGCAGGAGATGAGAGATAAAGAAATTGCCCACTGCAATGCAGATGACGTGATATGCGATCTCTTAAAAGCGCTCGGCTATGAAGATGTCGTAAAGGAGTATGACGTTATCGATAAGTGGTATGCATAGGAGTAACCATGGAATCACACAGCCTCACACTCGATGAGGCCTGTGCATTTCTCAAGATATCCAGACCTACCGCCTGACAATTCTATAACCGGAGAATCCTGTGGAAGAAGAAATCTTCACTCGTGAGGAGGCTGCGTCGTATCTGAAGGTCGACAAGGGGACCATCACGCAATGGATACGCAGCGGTCGCCTTCAGGCAGCAAAGATAAATCCCAACAAACCTAAAAGCCCTTATCGCATTTGCAAGTCAGACTGCATTGCGGCGCTAAAGTCTGTGCGACACAATAGCGCAGTGAATGCGGTTGATGTGCAGGAGGAGAAAGCATGTCAATCAAACTACGCGGTGGCACGTGGCACTGCGACTTCGTCGCGCCAGATGGATCAAGAGTTAGACGCTCTCTTGAAACACAGGACAAGAGGGAAGCGCAAGAGCTTCACGATCGTCTGAAATCTGAGGCTTGGCGGGTTAAGCAGCTTGGTGAATCACCCAAAAAACTTTTCAAGGAAGCATGTATACGGTGGCTAAGGGAGAAGGAGGACAAGAAAAGCATAGATGATGACAAGAGTATCATCACATTCTGGTTACAGTTCTTCGGGGAAACAATACTCTCCGATATAACAACACAGAAAATAATGGAGGCGGTAGACGGAATGGAAAACCGCCGCCATCGCCTGAACTGGGAGATGAGCCGGGACAGATGTTTAAGACTTTCCAAGCCAGTACCTGAGTATACGCCGAAGCTGGCATCCAAGGGAACGAGAACCAGACATTTGGCAATACTACGTGCGATCCTAAATCTGGCTGTTGAATGGCAGTGGCTAGATAAAGCACCGAAGATATCCACGCCACGCATTAAGAACGGGCGTATACGCTGGCTGACCGAAGAAGAATCGAAGCGTCTGTTTTCGCAGATAGCGCCTCACTTCTTCCCGGTCGTTATGTTTGCAATTACTACAGGGCTGCGCAGGTCAAATGTGACAGACCTGGAATGGTCTCAGGTTGACCTTGATAAGCGCATGGCATGGATGCACCCGGACGAAACAAAAGCTGGTAACGCGATTGGCGTTCCATTGAACGAAACAGCTTGCGGAATATTACGCAGCCAGCAGGGAAAGCATAAACGTTGGGTGTTTGTTCATACAAAGCCAGGATACAGAAGCGACGGAACCAAAACGGCAGCAGTTAGAAAAATGCGGACAGATAGTAATAAGGCATGGAAGGGAGCACTAAAGCGGGCAGGCATTAGCAATTTCCGCTTCCATGACCTCAGGCATACATGGGCAAGCTGGCTTGTTCAGTCTGGTGTTTCACTTCTGGCACTGAAGGAAATGGGAGGCTGGGAGACTCTGGAAATGGTTCAGCGTTATGCGCATTTATCTGCCGGTCACCTGACCGAGCACGCGAGCAAAATTGACGCGATTATTGGTCGCAATGTCACAAATACGGCACAAGAGGAGAATGTGGTTTACTTGAATGTAAGGTAAGTAATTGAAATAACTGGTGCCGATAATAGGAGTCGAACCTACGACCTTCGCATTACGAATGCGCTGCTCTACCAACTGAGCTATATCGGCCCTGAAAGGCCGGTTACGAGCGTAACCACGGGGCAAAAGAGTAGATCTAACCGGGTGATGCGTCAATGCCCTTTTGAATCAAACGGCTATTTTTGCATCACCCGCGATTATTTACGCACGAATGGTATCATCACCAAAGCCGATCCACTTGTAGGTGGTCAGCGCTTCCAGCCCCATCGGACCGCGGGCGTGCAGCTTCTGTGTGCTCACCGCCACCTCCGCGCCCAGACCAAACTGGCCGCCATCGGTAAAGCGCGTCGAGGCATTGACGTAAACTGCAGACGAATCCACTTCATTCACAAACCGATCGGCATTGCGCAGGGTGCGCGTCAGGATCGCGTCAGAATGCTGGGTTCCGTGTTCACGAATGTGCGCAATAGCGTCATCGAGATCCGCAACTACCTTCACGTTCAGATCCAGCGACAAATACTCATCGTCGTACTGCTCCGCGTTAACCGGAACGACCTTCGCCGGACCGTCTTTCAGCAGGGCGAGAGACTTCTCGTCCGCATGCAGCGTGACGCCACTTTCCGCCATCTGCTTGCTCAGCGCTGGCAGGAAGGTACTGGCGATGCCCTGATGCACCAGCAGCGTTTCCACCGTATTACAGGTGCTTGGACGCTGTGTTTTAGCGTTGACGATAATCTTCAGCGCAGGTTCTACCTCCGCGGTGTCATCCACCACGATATGGCATACGCCAATACCACCGGTGATCACCGGAATGGTAGATTGCTCGCGGCACAGCTTGTGCAGGCCCGCACCGCCGCGTGGGATGAGCATGTCGATGTATTTGTCCATGCGCAGCATATCGTTAACCAGAGCACGGTCGGGGCTTTCAATCGCCTGCACGGCACCCGCCGGTAAACCACACTCCTCCAGCGCCTGCTGAATGACGTTTACCGTCGCGGCGTTGGTGCGCCAGGTCTCTTTCCCGCCACGCAGGATCGCGGCGTTACCGGTCTTCAGGCACAGGGAGGCGACATCCACCGTCACGTTTGGACGCGCTTCGTAAATCACCCCAATGACGCCAAGCGGCACGCGACGACGTTCAAGGCGTAACCCGCTGTCGAGCACCCCACCGTCAATCACCTGCCCTACCGGGTCGGCGAGGTTGCACACCTGACGGACGTCGTCGGCAATACCTTTCAAACGCGCCGGGGTCAGCGCCAGACGGTCGAGCATCGCTTCGCTCAAGCCGTTGCGACGCGCTTCCAGCAGATCCTGCTCGTTGGCGAGCAAAATTTCCTGCGACTGAGATTCCAGATAATCAGCGATTTTTTCCAGCACGCGGTTTTTCTCGCGGCTGGAAAGGAGCGCCAGTTTATACGAGGCGGCTTTCGCGGCTGCGCCCATTTGTTCCAGCAT